ACGAGCGCAATGGCGCAAATCCCGCCGGCAGTGCAACCTGTGACGGCGGCGATGCCACAGTTGGCGGCAAGCGTCCAGCCGGCAAGCGCAGGACTTCAGCAAATGGGCTCGACGTTGCCGCAGGTGACGAGTTCGGCGCAGAATTTATCAACATCCCTGCAGACCGACACAAGCGGGTTGGGTACTCATACGGGCGCGCTACAATCGAATTCGGCGGCATTGGAAGCGAATATCGGCGCGCTACAAGCATTTGGCGCGGCCTGCAACGGAGCGGTCGGCGGCGTTACGTCACTCGGCAACGCGGCAAGTTCAGCGGCGGGCGCAGTTTTGGGCTTAGGATCGGCGGCACAATCGGCATGTGCGCAGTTGGCGGCAGCAGGAGCGAACGCGGCGGCGCAAGTGAGCGCGGCGGCGTCGTCAATAAGCGTAAAGGCGAACGCGGAAGGCGGCATATATCGCAAGGGCGCGTTCCTTACGACGTTTGCAGAGCGGTCACCCGAAGCGGCAATACCGCTTGACAACTCGAAAAGGGCAAAAAGCTTGTGGCAGACAGTAGGACAAATGTTAGGGATTTTGCCCGGCGACGCTAAAATTCCATGGAGCGAAGGCGGTTTGCCGACAAGCCCCGGCTTACCCGAAGCGGTTAAGCGATACCCGTTGCCTACAAGCCCCAAAATGCCCGGCAATGCGCCCAAAACGCCTTTGCCTATATCTAGACGCAGTGGCGGTTATCGAGGTGATACAAGGCGCGTACAGCTTCCTAAAAGCCCGTTTGAATATGGGCGGGATATGCCGCGCGTCAATCGCTCGACACGGGGCTTTAGCCTGCCGTCACTGTTAGGACGTTTCCCGTCAATAATGGCACCAACGCCGACGTTTCCGCCGCTTGACAATCCTCAACGGCAAGACGACGGCGGTTTATTCGGGAAGTTGGCGGGCGGGCTATTCGGCAGTAGTCATGATGATTCAAGCCTGCCGCCGATAAATCTAACTGTACACGTGACAATTAGCGGCAACGCAGACGAATCAACAATCAAGCGCAGTGTCGAAGAATCAGTACCGACGGTGCAACGGTCGTTAGCGGCAGAGTTACGCAACTACAAGCGAGAGCAGTTGAGGAGGTCATACGCATGAAAAAATATCGAACGCGATCGGGCGATACATGGGATTTGATTTCCTTTCAGCAGTTGGGCTCGTGCTTGTGGGTTGATGTGTTAATTAACGCAAATCGCGATAAGGTGAGAACGTTCATATTCCGCGCAGGCGTTGAATTGAACTTGCCCGAGGTCGTGACGACGCAGACGGCGAAGTTGCCGCCTTGGAGGCGATAATTATGTTGACGCGTTACGTGAGTGTTCGCGTGATTGTGGCGGGCAAGGACGTCACGAAGGACATATCGCCTTATCTGAAAAGCGTCAGCTATGAAGACGTTGAGACGGGCGAAACTGATACAATCGAATTGGAATTGCAGGATGCGGCGCGCCTATTCGTAACTGATTGGTTTCCTAAACGTGGTGACACTCTTGAAGTAGAATTGATTCGGGATAGTTGGCAGGGCGATGGGCAGATTGAAACGTTGCCGTTAGGCTTGTTCGAGATTGACGAAATAACGAATTCTTATCCGCCGAACGTTGCGAAGGTTAAAGGAAATTCGTGCCCGCAAAACTCGGCATTGAGGCAGGTTGATGATAGCCGGTCGTGGGAAAACTTCAAACTAAGCGAAATAGCGGCTGACATAGCAAAGCGGGCGGGCGTTGAATTGTTTTTCGAGGCGTCGGAAGACCCTGCGATAAAGCGGGCGGAGCAGGCAGAGTTAAGCGCGCTTGCCTTCCTTGAAAAGCTGTGCAAGGACAACGGGCTTGCGTTGAAGTTCGCCGACGGAAAACTGATAATTTTCGACGAAGTAAAGCTTGAAGCGCAGGAGCCGATATCGACGCTCGCCTATGATTTGTCGGTAATTAAGCAATTCAACGCGACGGCAACGCTAAGCGAAATATACAAGTCTTGTGAGGTCGTCTATAAGCACGGCAAGCAAGACGAACTGTTTCAAGGAAAGTTTGAAGACGCAACGAAGACCGACGGGAAGATTTTAAAAATCAATCAGAAGGTCGAAAATCAAGGCGAAGCTGAAAAGCTTGCACGGAAGAAACTCCGCGAAAAAAACAAGGGCGAAATAAAGATACAGTTGACGACGACCGGACGGTTTGAGTACTTAAGCGGGCAAGTCGTAGCACTCGAAGGGCACGGGTTTTATGACGGGCGTTATCTGATTGAGCGGGCGACGCACAAAGTCGGCAACGGCTACGACGTTTCCTTGGAGCTTAGGAAATGCTTGACGGGATACTAAAAAGCCCCCTGCGCGATTGACAGGGGGTGGGCTCTGTGTTACTTTTTCGGTTGAATAAGTGTAAGCTCGGCGGCTTCGGTCGCCACTCTTTTTTTAAAACCAGATAGCGGTAATGTTGCCGTGTTCGTCGAATTCAACGGTGGGCGGGGGTTCGGGTGGCTTGTCGTTGCCGTACAGTTCATCGTCGAGGATGTCACGCTTGATTTGGTTGATTAGCCCGTCAAGGATTTTAGATTGCCCGCCGCATTCGATGAGAGCCTTCCGCATTTCGGTCAGTTGCTTAAGCTCTCGATGCCGATCGTCAAGGAATTGTTGCCGGGGTGTATAATCATTGCCGACGAGCGGGCGGAATTGGTCAAAAAATTTATCGGGCGGCAGAATTTTGGTTAATGCGAGGCTGTCAAGGGTTGTGATAAGTTTGCCATTGAACTTGACAGGGAAGGATTTTGATTCGGTGTCGTAGGAGACTTCCCAACCTTCGGGCGCGGAAGCGTTAATCGTCGCACAAGCCTCGCTAATGGCCTTGACAGTGACGGACCCTTCGATGTGCGCCTTGTCGATAGCGGGCGGGTCAATCAGCTCGTCGTCGACTTCCCTATCCTCGGTGGGGATGAACACGGGCAGAGGCTCAACGCTTGCCTTGCTGTCGCGGGCAGTTTTGTCGCGAAGGAATTCTGCTTGGCAGTCGATAGCGAATTGGCGGCTCCCGCGCTTTATTTCGTCGGCAACCCATTTCGCTTTTTCGGCAAGGTAGGCGTCGGACGTCAAGCCGAAGGTGGCAAGTATGTTGCCTGCCGTTGCCTTGCTGATTGTCTTGTAGGGGCAAAGCGTAACCCACTTAGTAGCGAAACGGTCTTCACCGAGGTGTCTGCCAGGCTCCGTCGTGACAACCTTGCTTGCCATCAAGAATTTTTCGCGGTCGGGCAATTCGGGTTCAGGCGGCGTCAAATCTTCAACGGTCGGGAAGGAGAATTGAGTTTCGCCGCGCTTGATTGCGTTACTCAGGGCAGTTATTACAACAATTACTTGTTCGGGCGTGTCGTATTCGCCGCAGAAGTCCCAGCCGTCGCAAATCTGATAGTTGTTGTTCATAGTGCTGACTGCCCACTCGCAGGAACAAGTGAATTCTTTGCCTATGGTTGACTTGATTTTGATTTTGGCAAGCGGCAGTTCCCAAAGTGTATCTGTGAGTTCTTTGGCTTTCCCGTTAAGCAAGCGTTTGAATTCGTCGGCGGCGGCGCGCCACTCAGCATAAGCCATTTCTTCAGCGTCGTGCGCGTCCTCAACGGCTTTTTGAGCTTGTTCCCGCGCGGCGGTTTTTTCGTCGAGTTTTGCCTTGGCGTCGGCTTGCTTAGCCTTGAGCGCGGCGAGTTTTGCGGCAAAGTCGTCAGTGGAGGGGCTGTCGGGCTTAGGCCACTCGATAGCGGGTTCGGGTTTGACAGACGCAGGCGTTTCGCGGTAGTCAGCGAGGTCACGCCGTGCGATTAACTGTATCGGATTTGTGCCGAAGGGGATTTCAAAGACTTGTCCGCAACGCTCCCACTTGAAGACGTAGACGGGATTGTCGCTGTCGGTGCCCCCGATAAAGACTTCACCCAACTCGTCAATGATTTTTACCGGGTTGATTTGGTAGTCGCGGCCGAAGATAGCGTTTTTGGCTTCGTCTACGCTGGCACGCTTGCCGTTGAGTTTTACGACGATGTTGTTGTTCGACGTGATTTTGGTCTCGATAACGGTTTCGGCGGGGGCGGGGGATTCGGGTTCGGGCTCGTCATCGGGCGCGGTTGTTTCGCCGGTGTTGTTCATTATTTCATTGATAGTTTCTTCGACGTTGGTGGCAGGCTTGTCTTCGCCGATGTTGTTCGTTATTTCATTGATAAGCTCGCGGCGCAGTTGGTTAATGGATTCGTTGATAGCGGCGCGTTCGTCTTCGTCGGCAGCAAGGTCGCGCATATTAACAAGTGCAAGGAGTTCGCGCTCACGGTCTTGCCGCGTCAACGGTGTGATAACCCCGCTATTGGCTTGGGCTTCGGCAGATGCGATATACCATGCGCCACGCTCCGCCAAGGTGCTGATGAAGTTGTCGTAGCTAACCTCGTGCTCACTGTTATTTTCGCCTTCGGAGTTGCAGAGGCGGTAGGAGATAATGCCGTCAAGTCTGTGGACGATTGCCGCGCGGTACTTTGCGCTGAATACGCTGTAGAAATTGCCGTTGAAGAATGTAATGGTGTCGTCGGCGACAGTGATGGTGTGCATGCCCTCGGCAGGGGTAGTTGCTGTTTCGACGGTTTCAGTTATTGTGCCATTGTCTTCGGCGGGGACGGGCTTAATGTAGACGGTCAAGGGTTTGCGGGCGGAGCCGCTTTCGTTGGCGTTTACGACTTCGACGTATTCAATGCGTTTGTCGTCGGTGGTGCTGCCTGCCACTGCGAAAATGTTGCCGTCGTTGGTGTAGCTGAATCTGGTTTCGCGGTTGAAGCCCTTGGTGACGTGGCTGAACTTGATGCCTTCGGGGAAGTACTTGCCGACGATAGCCCAAGCTTCGGCACCACTCTCGACGGTGATATCGCCCTTCGGCAATTCGGTTGCAACGTTGGTGGTCTCGGCAGTTTCTTCAGTGGAGTATTTGGCGTATTCACTCGTAAGGATTTCGGCAAGAACGCATTCGCCGTTGTCGTAGCGGTAGAGTTTGTGGATGCAACCGCCGTCGTCTTTAACCACGAAGTTAAACTGGCAGAGGAAGTTGCGGAAGCCGTTGAGGTCGTCTGCTTTGATGACTTCGATAACGGTTTTCTTGTCGGTCTCGGCGTTGAACCATTTCTTAATGTGAGTGACGATTTGAATGGCGGTGTCGTGTTGGCCGTTGGAAACTTTTTCCGCCCAAGTGAGCAGCGTGCGGTAGTCGACGATAGGGATAATGACTTCGGCTTTTTCTTCGACGGTCACGGGCGTGTACTCAGCGACGTTGTTGACTTCAACGGTAGCGGTCTCTTCCACAGTAGCGGTCTCGGCTTCGGCGGTCTCGACTTCGATGACAGCGGCGGGGAGAACTTCCACTCTGCCGGCAACGATTTTTACCCCGCGTGCGCCGTTGATGTAAGCGGCAACGATAGCATTGGCGATTACGTTGGAACCAGCTTTGGCACTTTTAACGGCGTCTGCGTCCGTTTTGTAGCCGGCAGTGGACGCTACGCAAATGTTGTCAATCATAACGCCGAAAATCATATCGTAGCTGTGCGCTTCGCCACGCACGCCGACGTTGAGATTGTCGACTGTTATTGTATTCTCGGTGACAGCACCGACTTTGGTGTTGTAAGCGGAATACTCGACGGTGAAGGTTGCGCCGCAGCGGTTAGCGGTAGCGGCTTCGATAGCGTTGTCGCGGTTAGTGCGCTTGCCGTTCACGTAGTACATTTCCGTTCCGTTCTTCGCGATTTTCATTTCGATTGGCGTCATTTTAGGTTCCTCCTAATCTTTAACCGTTGTTTACTTCGGCTCCCCTAAGACTTTCTGCCCTTCGGGTTTTCCTTCCTTGGTTTTGTTGTTTTCCTTAACTTCTGCGCGTAGTTTATTAAATATATTTAAGATTGTCAAGTAGTTTTTTAAAATATTTTTGAAGGAATTTTGCCTGTGCTTGATTTTCCTTTTGCCGGCTGATACAATGAAAGAAACGCTTTGAGGTGATGGCCATGGAAATTTGTGAAGCTTTAGCCCGTTTCCGAACGTCGCAAGGGTTGAGGAAAAGCCAAGTCGCGGCATTGGTCGGGATAACGCCGCAAGCCTATCAGTATTACGAGGCGGGGACATCGATACCCAGCGCGGCAGTGATAAAGAAAATCGCGACGACGTTCAACGTTTCGACAGATTATCTTTTGGGATTGACTGACAGCCCGCGCCCTGCGCCCGACAGTGCCGCATTGCTCGGCGCACTGCTCGGTTGCCGCGACTTGATTCAAACGGTTTTGGACAACAAGGTAAAAAGCGCGTAGAAACAAATTTCGCCGCTCTCAAGGGCGGCTTTTTTATTGGAGGCGATAACATGTATCAGATATATAACGAAGACTGTTTGACGGGCATGAAAAGACTTGCCGACGGCTCAATTGACGCTATCATTTGCGATCCGCCTTTCGGAACAACCGATTCTGATTTCGATGTTCGCCTTCCGATGGAGGAAATGTGGGCGGAATTCAATCGCGTAACAAAGCAAAACGCCGCGATAGTGCTGTTTGCTCAATTGCCGTTTGCGGTCGACGTGATTAACGCCAACAGAAAAATGTTTCGGTATGAGTGGGTCTGGGAAAAAACACTCGCCTGTGGTTTTTTGAACGCTAACAAGATGCCGCTCCGCGCACATGAAAATATCCTCGTATTCTATCGCCGGTTGCCTACCTACAATCCTCAATGGCGGACGGGCAAAGCTTATTCGCGCCCTCATGCAGAGGAGACAGGCGGCGGCGTTTATCAGTACCGAAAGGGCGGGATAACGATAAACGACGGCAAGCATTACTATCCGCGCGACGTGGTAAAGTTCACGTCGATACAATCACTCAGCAAGACGGAGCCGCGTTATCATCCAACACAGAAACCGCTCGCGCTTATGGAGTTTCTCGTTAAAACGTATACCAATGAATGGGAAACGGTACTCGATTCAACTATGGGGAGTGGTTCAACGGGCGTCGCGGCCGTCCGTTGCAGACGCAGGTTTATCGGTTTTGAAAAAGAGAAAAAATTTTTCGATGTAAGCGAAAGGCGAATACAGGCGGCATTAGCGGAGCGCGAAGGGAGGCTGTTTTGAGTGGAAGGCGAAGCAAGGCAACTCGTAAGGGAAGGTAAAATTTCAGTCGTCTATCCCGAAAGACATTCCGCCCGCGTCGAGTTTGAGGACAAGGGCAACCTTGTTAGCGCAGAGCTGCCAGTGCTCACGACGTGGGCTTGGCAGAATAAAGCCTACGCATTGCCCGATGTCGGCGAAACGGTTGTTTGCCTGTTCGCAAGCAATTCTGAACAAGTCGGCGACGGTTGGATCATAGGCTCGCGCTTTCATGACAAATCGACGCCCAACGCCAACAAGCAAGACGTAGCAAGGATTGACTTCAAAGACGGCACTTTTATTCAGTATGACAGGGCTAAACACGAGCTGCGCGTTGATTGCGTCGGTAATATATATATATACGGCAAGAATATCTATCTGAATGAATGAGGTGATATTATGCCAAGCGCAACACGAATAGGCGACGGGACGGCTGGCATTTGTGATGTTGGCTTAGAATGTTGTCCACACGGCAGAGCAGGCACGAACGCGACCGGCTCGCCTAACGTTTTCATAAACAACATAAAGGCGCACCGATACACCGACACGGGGCCATGCAACTGCCCGCACGGCGGGACGTTCTCAAGCGTCGGACACTCGTCAACGGTTTTCATTAATCGACTCGGCGCAACACGCATTGGTGATAGTACTGTCTGCCAAGTTTGCGGTATGCCCGGTAACCACGTCGCAGGCAGCGCGAACGTTTTTATCGGAGGCTAAAGCATGACGTTTAACGATATTTTCAACACGTTTATCAATGCCTTCCGCCCGCCCATCGGCGCGTTCAATGATTTAGTCTTCGAGGTGTCGACGGAAAGGGTTTTGACTTACGACGGCTACAAACGCGACAGTAAAGCCCGCTACGCTCGGCACGAATTGATTAATCAAACCAGCGTCCTTGAGTACCTTGGTCGCGACCTTGAAGAAATTACTTTCACGATGATGTTTACCGTGAGTTTAGGCGTCGACCCCGCGATTGAAACGTCGAAGGTTCGTAAGCTTTGCCTTGACGGCGTCGCCGATTATCTGATTCTCGGCAACATGATTGCCGGAGAAAACCTTTGGGTTATTGAAAGCGTCGGCGAAGAGAAAAAAGCCGTTGACAATTTGGGCAAAACGATTGTCTCAAGCGTCAACGTGAAAATGGTTGAGTATGTCCCGGCGGTGATTGAAACATGACGATAGACGTAACGGCAGATCTGCGCGACGTGAAAATCATCCCGTCAACGGAACTCGAAGAAATTGCGCAGAACGTTCAAATGATTTTGGCGACGCAGAAATTTTCTGTTCCGATGGACAGGGCTTTTGGAATAAACGCGGCAATGCTCGACGCACCGATAGCGGCGTCACAAGCTCGTTTGACGGCAGAAATAGCGGCGGCGATTCGCGAACAGGAGCCCCGCGCACGTGTTCAGCAAGTTTTTTACAGCGGCAACACCGCCGACGGGCAGCTTAAGGTTACAGTCCGTATTGAAGTCGTCGAAAAACGATTGCGCGGCGGCGTCTTTTAACTAATCACGAGGAGGTAAATAGCCGATGATGCTATCCCAACTGCCCGAAATAAATTTCGCGACGGCTGACCCTCAACAAATGGCGGTTGAAGTCGTGGGCACGGTCGAAAGGCTTTTGGGCAGGACACTCGAACGCGCCGACCCGCTGCGAATATTCCTGCGCGGCGTCGAAGCGATTATCATTCAACAACGCCTGCTGATTGACCAGACGGCAAAAATGAATTTGCTTGCCTACTCAACGGGCGACTACCTTGACCATTTAGGCGCGCTTGTCGGCTGCGACAGGCTGGGCGCGTCCTCGGCAGTGACCACTGTCGAAATAACTTTGTCGGCGGCGCGCAATGTCACGACCGTCATCAATAAGCAAACCCGAATCACGGCGGGCGACGACGTTTATTTTGAACTCGAAGACGACGTGATTTTTTTATCGGGCGAAACCGTCAAGACGGCGAAGGCTACTTGCACCGTCACGGGCACTGTCGGCAACGGTTACGCGGCAGGCGAATTATCCCGCATCGTCGACCCGCAACCCTTTCTGCAGAGCATAACCAACACAACGACCAGCGAAGGCGGCGCGGACGTTGAAGACGACGACAGCTATCGCGAACGAATTCACGCCGCGCCCGAAGCGTTCAGCTGCGCGGGCTCCGAAGGCGCATATATCTATCACGCCAAATCAGTCAGCGCGATCATCGGCGACGTTGCCGTTGACAGTGACTTTGCCGGTAACGTTCAAATCTATCTGCTGCTCAAGGACGGCAGTGTTCCTGGCGAAGAAATGATTCAAGCCGTCACTGAATACCTTAGCGGCGAAACGATTAGGCCACTCACGGACAACCTAACTGTCCTGCCGCCTGTGCTCGTCGAATACGATCTGGACGTTCGATATTGGATAGCACAAAGTGATTCGGCGGTCTCGGCGTCGATTCAAGCTAAAGCGGCGCAAGCGATTAATGAATACATCGAATGGCAACGCGGCAAACTCGGCAGGGACATCAATCCTTCCGAACTGATTTATCGGCTCAAGGCGGCGGGCGTCAAACGCGTCGAGGTTACGGCTCCCGTGTTTACGGCAACTGATAAGTTTACGGTTGCGATTCCGTCATCAATCAACGCGACTTTCGCGGGAATGGAGGAGGATTAGCGTGACGGTCGTCTTTGACTTGCAGCGGACGGTTAAAACGTCGTGGCTGACAAGGATTTTGCCCGAAAGCGTTTTCCTTGACCCGAAGCTTGAGGCGTCCGCTGAAGCTCTCGACGACGAAATTTCTAAGCTTGCCGTTGACGTGAATCAAGTCTTGCACATCCCGCGCCTCGACGAATTAAGCGGCGTGATTCTTGACTTGTTGGCGGAACAATTTCACGTCGACAACTACGACGCGATAAATTTTTCCGACGCCGAGAAACGCAACCTAATCCGTCAATCAATCGCGTGGCACCGAATCAAGGGCACGCCCGCCGCCGTCAAAATGGTTTTGCAGGACGCCTTCAAGGATTTACAGCTTGACGAGTGGTTTACTTATGGCGGCGAGCCGTATTATTTTCGCCTGCGGAGCAAAGGCTACACTTCGACGCCCGAACGTTTCAAATCGTTTTGGCGCATGTTCATGGACGCGAAAAACGTCCGCTCACATCTGGAAAGAATCATCGTCGAGGGCGAAAGCAACGTTCAACTTTACACGGGCGTCGCGCAGGTTGTCAGCGGCTTGAAGGCTGTCGGCTTGCACCGCCCGAATATGGACATGCGCGGCAGAATCACAACGGGCGTCGCGTTCATTGTCGGCGGCTTTAAGACCGTCAAACTTCCGCGCCCGCCGCAAACGAGGAACATTCGCATAACCACAAGCGTCTTTACGATTCAAGGCGGCGTCGTCTATCGTTTCATGAAGGAAGACCCGCTTTTGCCCGAAGATGAATTTTTCGGCGAAGGTGATTATCTGCGCCTGTACTTTGACTATCCGACGGGGCGCGATCATCCTGTCTTGCTGAAAAATCCTCGCGACGACCTTATCAATGGCGATATTAAGGAAGTCGGCGACTTCGCCAAGGAGAACGGAATTTTTATTAACCAAAAGGCGGAGGCTACGCTCGGCATCCGACGCGCGGCTTTAATCAGAGGCTGGAAGGTTACGCCCGAAAATGACGAAACGATTTTGCCGAATACGGGCGTCTTGCGGTTATTCTGGGGCTTCCCGACGGGCAACAAGCACAGGACGCTTTTGCACAACCGCCGCAACAATATCTATCTGAAAGACATTCGCGAGCTCGGCGACGAGACCGCCAAGAACAAATTGCTTGTCAACGCTTACAACGAAAAGACCAGCGGCATTACTCACGCCGCGCTTGTCAAAAATTTCATTGTCAGCGAAGAAACTTATCATCAACCCGTAAAATTTTAGGAGGAAATTCAAATGGCTAAACGTGAACTTACCGAAACTGAACAGGCGTCTGTTGCGAACATCATCAAGGAATTGTGCGGTTATTCCGTTGAGGAGGCTGAATTTATCCTGCGGACGGTTGCCGTCAAAATCAAGGAGTATGCGGTTATCGAGGAGGGCGACTAATGGCTGACGAAAGTTTTGGCTTCATTGTGACACGCGCAGGGCTCAACGCCTTGGCGCAAGCAATAGCCGGCAAGCAGTTGTTGTTTACGCGTGTTGCCTTAGGCGACTGCGAACTTGACGGGCAGGAAGTTGAGGTTACCGATGAAGAAGCATATGAGGCTACAGGGCTTGTCCACTGGAAAAGAGATTTGCCTATTACCGGCGAGCCGACTGTCGGCGAAGGTATTGCCTATATTAAGTTCGCGATTCAAAATTCGGGCGTCACTGACGGCTTTTGGATGTGCGAAACGGGCATCTTCGCCGCCGATCCTGCCAATCCCGACGAAGAAATTCTTTACGCCTATGAATATCGCGGCAAGCGCGGCGGTTGGCTCCCGCCGAGTGGCGGCAATGAAATTTGGCAACAGGAAAACATTGCGGCCATTGCTGTTGCGCAAGCCGAAAATATTTCCGCCGTAGTTGATTCGGGCTTGCTGTTCGTCACTCAAGCCGAATTCAATCAGCACGTCGAGAGCGAACGTCCGCACCCGAATACTCCGACGCTCGGCAACGCTGTAACCACGACCAATTACATTTGGGCGGCGGGCAGTGACGGGAATTTACATCCTATGTCAATCGACAATTTCACGCGTCAAGCACTCGGCGGTGACGCCGCGCAACTTCCGCTGATGAATTCCCGAATCAGTCAAACCGAAGTCAATATCGCCAACCTGTTCACGCAACTCAACGCCGAAAACGATTTGGGCGTCAAGCCTAACCTGCTAATCACCGACGACTTTCAAAACCCGACGAACATTGACTTTTACCGCCAACCCGTCATTACGTCCGTTGCCGGCATTTCAAACGTTCGCGTCGCGTCACTCGAAGGCTTGAACGCGGGCAGTTGGTATACCATTTCCGACGGCGCGCAAAACGAATTCGTTCAAGTGACGGCTCTCGCACAAAACGGCGGCGCAAGCGTCGCTATCCTCAACACCACGATTCAAAACACCTACAACCTGCCCGACACGAAACTTTATCGGACGACGCTCAACGTCGAAGGCGGCGTAGGGCAAGGCGCGGGGGATGTCCGCTCCGCCACTTATCCCTATACCTTTGAATGGCGCGGCACGGCGGCGGGCGAATCATCTACACTCACGCTGAACACAACGCTTGCCAATAAGGACGCCTTCACGTTGTCGGGCGACTGGGCTTTTTCTGCCAATGGCGAATTCACTTTGGCTTAAGGAGGTTTAGTTATGGCTTTTGATTTAGTTCAAGCGGGCGGCTACGGCTACGGCGAAGCGGCCGCCGTCAAGGGCGATTTTGCCTTAAATAGCGGGCGCATAAACTCTGCCGCGATTGTTAACAGCATTGTCGACGAGGGAACTTACACCGTTGTCACCGCCACGCTTGTTGAAGAAGTTGAAAACTTTGCTACCAGCGGCGCAACGAACGGCAGCAATATGGTTAGTTCCGAGTTTCAAGAGGGCGTTGAAGTCTTATTGCTTGTCACGGGCGGCGATTCCAATGCTGATAACGCAGGGAAACAGATTATCAAACAGTACGAGGGCATGTGGGCAGTCGCGTCTTTGTCGAGCGTCGTACGCGGCAAAGGCACATTGACGCTGGAACTCGACAAATCTTTGCCCGAATTCGCCGCGTTGTCTCAATACATTAATCAAAGCTTTACGAACCTGCGCATCGTCGTCGTCACTGTCCCGCACTTTAAAGACATTACACTGAACCAAGGCGACGTCTTGCAACCAACGCAAGGCTTCCCGCTTGCCTTCAAGTGTTCGGGCACGCTCACGTTCAACGGCGGGCATATCGACCTGCGCAACAAAGGCAATTTCACTACCAATACGCCACACTACAACACGGAACAAGAGGCAGCGGGCATTCTCGACACTGATAAATATTCGGGCTGGGAAAACTCGCAAACCAAAGACCGCCTCATGATGAACTGCGAAGACGGGACTTGTTTCATTGTCGCCAAGAAAATCGTCGTGGCTGACAGTTCGTCACGCATCGGCAACCCGAACACTTCAGGCGCGCAATTCTATCGCGGCGCAACCGATTCGCGCGTTTACGACGGCACGAAGCCCGCCAACGTGAGCAATATCGGCGGCTCAACTATCTTGCTTGTGGCAGGTACCATTGACGGCTTCGTTCCCGACATCATCGCCAAATATCGCTCACTCACGACAAGCGAAATTTCAAGCGGCAAAGCTGATACAAACCGATACACGGGACTTGCGCGTTGCTATATCGCGTCGAACACCAAGCTCCGCAACGACGAGGGGCTTTACGCTTACGATTGCATTTCCGATTCTTCGCGCGTGTCTTCGACGCTGAACGTTCGCTCTTTCGGCGACGGCTCCGACGGCACATCGAACAACTACACGGGACAACTGAACAATTACTTAGCCGTCACTGCCCGCGATTCAAGTGGCAAAGTCTTCACCTACTCAAGCAAAACCGGCACGGGGCTTGCGTTGTTCAAAGTCGGCGCGCTCGTCATGATTCACTACCGCCACAAGCAAACCACGACTGTTAACTTTTCGGGCGAATTCATTCTTGCTCACGTCCTCGGCATTACCGACACCGAAATTACCGTTGATACCAAAATCACGCCGCATAACCTTTCCGACTACAATATTCAGCTGATAACCATTCCGCAATTCTCAAACTTCACGCTCTCGACAACAAACAGCGCGACGCCCAAATACGAAAACGGCATGGGCGGCATCTGTGCCATTGCCGTCAACGGGACTTGCAATATCAGCGGCGGAGCGATTAACGTCGAAGGCAAGGGCGGGGTAAATGCTTACGGCAGAAAAGGGCTCGCCATTATCGGCAACGCTCAAGATTGCGACAAACTTCCCATTGGCAACGGGCACGGCTCCGTTTTCATTCTTGCCAAAAACTTAACAATGAACTCGTCAACCCGCATAGGCACGACTTATTCAGGCGCGGGTTATGGCGGCAGTGTAACAACGACTAACACAAGCACAGTCCTTGACGGCGGGGGGTACAGTGGCATCTGTCGTAATTCTCTGACCAACACAATATATTCATATGGCGGATTTGGCGGCGGCGGCGGCAACGGCACAGGTAGAGGCGACCCCGGGAACGGAATATATTACGAAGGCGGTTATGGCGGCAACGGGGCATATCCGAGCGGCAATTACGGCCTCCAAGGTGCGCATATTATGATTGTTGCCGATAAAATCACAGGTTTTAATCAAGCGGCTATCTCAACGGGCGGCAGTGGTGGCAATAAAGGCGAAGAAACAGCGTACGACGGAATGCCACATTACGGCGGCAACGGCGGCGCGGGGTATGGCGGCGGCGGCGGCACCACAGACAGCTATGGGCAAGGACCTGATGCAATTTACTATCGAGGCGGCTGTGGCGGTTATAATGGAGCGGGTGAAAGCGGGCTTGGAGTACCGGGCGAAATTGTTACGAGTGCTGTAGGCAGCGGCGGCTCTTCGGGCTGGGCGTTCGTCTACTGCAACCAAGTCGTCAATCAGGACACGACCGACACTGTTTATATGTAAAGGAGGATTCGCATGAATTTCACCGATTGCAACAAAACCGATAAGCAAAACAATCGTGTCACTGCTTCAGATGACAATAAAAAACGGCTCGATGGACTTCATGAGCCGAAAAAATTTTCCGCTGAATTTAATGATTATCTTCGCTCGCGCCGCAGAATGCCTTACTCATAACTTCGATCATCTTTAAGGAGGTTTTTTTATGTTCAGAGCAAACTTTTCTGCCGATAAGCCCGAAACTTTTTTTATCAATAACGTCCACCATCTTGACTTGGGGATTGTCGCCGCTATGGGCTTTTTTACTCACTGCTCCGACTGGTTTTTATATGCCAATAAGCAGCAACGCAATATCCGTATTGTTGTCGACTATGACCCTGTTCGTGGGTATACCAAAGCTACTTTCTCAGCACCTACACAGGGAAACCCGATTCAATGACTTCACATGCGGCGGGGATACTAAAACGTTCGCGAAAGCTTTCTGGCGTTTGATTGTCACCTTCAAAGAAAAACATAAATTCATCTTCGCTTTTGTTTCGCGGTATTGGCATAAATGACCATCGTTCAATAAACTCGCACAATTCTTTTTGCTTCGTTTTAGAAAAACCGGGCGGGAATTTGACCAGAAATACTTGTCCCATTTCATCAGCTCCTTCCGCCGCGTTATTCGCGCTTTGCTTTTTATTCCCTTTCCCTATTCCCTGTTCCGAAGGGCTTATGCCGAGCCTTGAGGAGGTTTTTATTATGGCTACTTGGCAAAACGCCGCCATTGCTACGCTCAAAGTTCGCAAGGCAAATTCGTCGACGGATTCTTTCCTTTTCCCCGGCGTTTCGTCCGACGACTCGGCAGGTACGCCCGACCAATTTCTTGCCGCCGCCAACCGCATTCTCGACATTGGGGGCAAGCTCGGTGTCCTCACGGGCATGCAAAGATCTGTCACGCAGGGGGTGGCTGAATAATGGCTACTGCTAATTCCATTACGCTGACTTTCGGCTACACCGGCACCGACTTCACGCGCAAGTTCAAAATCAACGACGTCGCCCTTGAGGACTTGTCGTCCGTCAAATCGAAAATTTTGGCTTACAACGCCAATATCCCCGCCGCCGACAAGAAAATTTTCATTTCCGACGACTACGACGACACCGACAGCAGAAACATCATCGGCGAATTCAACGGCATTGTCGCCGCGCAAATTGACATGGTCGATGAAACTTCAATCCCTTTGCTGAATGAGTGAGGTGATTAACAATGGCAAAAACTTCTTTGATCATCACCACGACCGAAACCGCAGGCAGTAAAAAAATGCTCCAAAAGACTTTAACGGACATTAACCCTGCCGCGTCCAACGACAAACTCGTTGCCTTCGCCAAAGCTCTCAACAACTTAACGACTAACGTTTATTCTGAAACAAACCGCGTCAACCGCACGCAATGCGACACCGAGGACAGCGAAAGCGTTAAGCTCGTTCCTATCCTTTCACTTAGCGAATTCGTTAGCGGTTCCGCCACTGTCACCTACACTGGTGACGGCACCGTTGTCCTTAAAGTCGTCAGCGGCACTATCACTCTCGAAGGCGACACCGTCACGGCCACAAGCGCAGGCGAAGGCGTTCTTTACGCGCTCGGCACAACCACTTACGCGTCCGTTGTCCTGCCCTTCGTTGTTCCTTAAGGAGGTGTTTTAAATGGCTGACGTTTCTAAAACTACCAGCGTTCTTACACTCGTTGCCGAATTCACCGACGGCGACGATCGCACTATCAACCTTGACAATCCCAAAACCGGCTTGACTGCGTCCGTCATCAACGCTTGCGCATCCTACGCGCCCGGCGTCCTTGTCGGCGACAAATACAGCTCCGAATTCTACCGTTTCAAATCTGCCAAGGTTATCAACCGCACCACGACTTATCTCGACTTGGCAACCAGCTGATTCGTGCCCGCTGACTACGCGGGCTTTTTAATTCTGCTCGGCATGAGCCCTTCGGAATGGGAATAGGGACGACTTTATATAATTTTGTAGGGAGGAAACTTTATGCTCCAATACAATACAATGCGATTCGGTACCGACACTTTCACCGTAACGGGAAGCGACGACCCTGTTATCGGTGCACGTCAAGCCTTGCTTGTGTCCAATGAATCACTCGACGCCACGAACGCCACAACCGCCACGTCTATCACTATCACAGGCAACGAGCCGGCAGGGACTTCGCGCCGTTTCATGTTCAAGATTGACGGCAAAGTTTATCGTTTCGTCAACGGCGCGCTCACCGAATACACGGGCGCGATTAACGTTTCAAACGTCCTCGCTAACGGCAACACTGCCGCCGAATTGACGACGCTATCAAATATCACGGGCTTCGCGAACAAGCAGGTTTACCCAATTATCGCCCTTGAGAGCCAAGGCAGTAACGAGCCAACCGCCAAAATCGCGCTTAACGTTTCATCTGCCGCTGAAATTAAATACATTCAGAAAATCTCTGCCGCATATACCTTAACCGCGCCTTCGGGCGTCATCCCAAAAATCACCGAAGTGGCGGCTTCAACCACTTGCACAGGCAACGGCTCTGTTGACGTGTCCGCGCGTATTCAAGCCGTAAATGGTACTTGGTCTGAATACACGACACTCGCCGAACTTGCCAACCAAGACGCGATTGCCATTCAGTTCAAAACAATTCACCGCGTTGTAACTGTCGGCACTGATACAGCCAACATAAATTCTTTTACCGTCAAGTACATTGCCAACAGCGACATCGTCACGGGCGAAACGTCCGATTTTTATTCGATTATCCCCGTCTTTGAAACTGATTTGCGCCTGTGCTATCTCGTCATACGCCACAAGAAACTGATTAACTCAACCATTGAGGCGTTTGCCAATTTCTTCCCGAAACCCAAGCACCGTGAAAGAATTTATATCGGCTACGGCAAGGGCGAAACGAAGACTTACACGCTCGGCTTGAACGGCACGCCCGACGCGCAGATTAATCCGTCAACGCTCCGCATTTACGTTGACGGCAATGCCACAACTAATTTTGACTTCAACACCGAAACTTGCGAACTCACCATTAACGCCACAAACGCCAAATCAATCCTCGCAAGCTACGATTACGATTGCGGCTCCGAAGTCTGGTACCCCATGATTCGCGAATTCAACCAGCAGCCGTATTTCGACGGCTCCTATATGACGCGTTTCAGCTACGTTTTGCCCGACGATTACGAGGCCTCTCGCGCCAACATTCGCGTCCGCTTAACACGCCCTCACGGCACCGTTACAAATTCTTTGCTCGGCACTGCTCAAGGGCGCACGCAACAATTTGTCTTGCCGCACTTCGCTGACGCCTCAACCATTCGCCTTAACGCTGATTTTTCTTACGACGCCGAAACTCGCGTCCTAACCTGCGTCGCCGATAAAGGCACCGAGCTTTACATTTCCTATGATTATGACGGCGAACAACATCAAATTTATTCGTGGGCGGCCGGTTGGGCTGCCGCTTAAGGAGGGTTTACCATGGGACAGATTTTTTCGCGCCCGTTGACGCAGGAACAGCTTGATAAGTTAGAAAAGCCGTCCGCCGAAGCCATTCAGAAAGCGCAAGACGAATTGTTTATGAATTTGCTTCGCCGCGTTAAGGAACTCGAAGACAGACAGCAGGGCGGCGATAGTTATGATTGAGCCTCTGCAGATTTTTATCGCCGTCGTGCCCGCTATCGCGACCGCCGCTATCGGTTACATCTTCCACAAACTAAAAAAACGCGACGAACGCCGCGACGCCATTGACGCCGAACGGGACAGAAATATTCTCGCCCGCGAACAAGCTATCAATCAATCCTTGCGCGCCTTGTGCCGTGACAGAATTCTGCAAGGTTTTCGCTACTACCGACATCACGGCTACATTTCCACCGCTGACCTTGAGACTATGACTAAGCTTTACGACGCCTATCACGCTCTCGGCGGCAATGGTACTATCACTGCCGTCTACGATAAGATTTGCGCCTTACCTATCAAGGCAGGTGAATGACGTGGAAGAAGAACTTTTGCTTAAGCTCCTCGGCAATATCGGCTTCCCTGCCGTTATTTGTCTGTACACGCTTTTTGGCGTCAACAAAACTCTTAAGGAGCTGACCGCCGCCATCACAAAGCTTGCCACCGACGTTGACCGACGTATCAGCAAGCTCGAAGATCGCTTTGACAACTTGAGAAAAGGAGACTGATTTTTTATGGGCAAAGTTTCTGTCGCTATCAACTCAACCGCGCCGACCGGGCAAAAAATTCAAAAGACGCTCACCGATATCAGCCCGTCTGCCACGTCCGAACAAATTACCAACCTTACACGCTCGCTTAACAATCTCACAACAAACACTTACAACGAAACCAACCGCTACGAAAGAATCAATGCCGACACCGAACAAGTTGGCGGCGTCTTCGCTATGCTCACTGTCGGGACTGTTTCTTCCACCGAGGAAGGCGCAATGTGGCTTGAAGAGGATGTTTCAAAACCGTAGATGTTTCAAAACCGTAAACGGTTTATTGATTGTATCAATCTCGTGCCACACCATTCAAGGAGGCTTTGCCATGAAATTATGTTACAACTGGTACAAAAACGTAAACGGTAAAAGGCAACTCGTCACTGAAAAAATTCCGCTGACAACAAAAAAGCCCGCCGGTAAACGTTTAGCCGTCCGCCACAACGGGCAAAATTATTATGCGGCTCTCGTCGAAACTTCGGACGCTTCGGCAAGCAACTTGCGGACTGTCTTCAACGGTATAGAATTCGCTATTCAACAACAGCAACTGCCGCAAATCACCGATTTAACTATCACGCCGCCGACGCTCGCCGCCATGCAGGGGCAAAGCGCAACCGCTACTATTACCGCCATGACTAACGAACAAGTTGCAGGGCTTTCCTATTCCCTCGACAACCCGCCTACTTGGATTACCATTTCCGACGATGTGATTCTTATTGAGCCGTCCGATAATGATTTAGGGCAAGCCGTTGTTCAAGTCTACGCTCGCGACACAGGCTCCGACGCTTCCGCCTCCGCTCCCTTCGTTGCAGAGGCTTTACTTCGCCCCATTATCGAAAGTCTTTACGTCATCCCGCCCGCCGTCACTGTCCAACAGGGTCAATCCGCCGTTGCGGGTATTTCTGCCGTTGCCAACGCCGCCGTCACAGGGCTCTCTTATTCTCTCGGCGGCAATTCCTCTTGGGTCTCGCTGGACGACGATACCATTTATATCACTCCGACCGATAACGACTTGGGTGATAACACTATCAACGTTGTGGCTTACGATACAAACAGTTCCGCCTCTGCCGCCACTACTTTCGTTGCTACTGCCGCCCTGCGCCCTAAAATTAACAGTGTTACTGCCAACCCTACCAATATTACCGTTGGCGCGGGGAAAACCGATTTCGTCACTCTTCTCGCCGATGCCAATTCTGCTGTCACGGGTATTCAATATTCTCTTGCCGACGCTCCCGACTGGTTGACGCTTGGCAACAACATTATCACCATTGCCCCGACCAATAGCAACGTCGGAACTACCGTTACCGTTACGGCTATCGCTCGCGACACAGGCTCCTCCGTTGAGGCTAGTACTCAATTCATTGCTGCCGCCGACCTAAACCGTCAAATTACCACTATTACTCAATCGCCTGCCGCTCCGCAAATAACTCATACATCCACCAACACTGCCAATACTGTCGTTGTTACCTTGTCGGCTTCAGGTGAAAACATCAACACCAACAATATTGTATTCTCGTCCGAGGACAGCCACGTAACCATTGCCGGGCGCGTCGCTACTATCAGCAACCGACCCAACGGTTCAACTTCCAACCGGCAAGGACGTATCGATTATTCGATTCGCGCTTCTGTGAGCGGTACTAACATCACCACTCAAAAAACTTTGTCCGCCTTTTCCAGACATCAATATCAAGTTTATACTACGGAGGAAAATGACGGCAACGCTTCTATAGTTGGTGCCATATCTATATTGACGGGGGCTGATTCTGTTTTGCCTTTCCAAATCCGCTCAAACGCCGGAACTGGAACCAACTATAACAAAAACGGCTACAGACAAGACCCTTGTCCTTACACTCTTTCGGCGGGAACTAAGCCTTATTTTTACGGCGACGTTCCTATCGGCGCTACTGTCGTTCCTTCTGTATCTGATTCCATAATGGGAGTGTCTATTACAAGTTACTACGGTGTTGCCTATGAGCAGTCTTTCATCAACTATAATCGCTCTAAACAAGTTTCAGTTAGCGGCAGCAACCCTACCGGCTATTTCCATATCGGGCGTACTTCTAATGATTCCTGTTTCTTCGTCCCCAACACTTATGAATTGTTCAGGTGCAAAACTGTAGCCTACGGGAAAACTGTTTACGGCGGCGGGCATTAAGAGGAAACCGGCATGCTGATTCGTATCGCCGGGCTCGTCCCATAATCTCTACGGCAAGGCAAAATCGTCTTGTGGCCATAATAAAAGCCCCACAACGGGGCTTATTTTTTTTTCGTCTTTACCAGCCGACGACCGAGTAAATCAAATCGCCGTCAATCTTCACGCGCAGACACTCACGCGTTTTACCGTCAAACACCAACCAAAACTGCCGCTTAATACCGTCGTCGCTGAATTCAACGAAACCATGAGTATCTACGTTGTCGTCAGGCGTCACGCGTTCACCGTATTCCAATAGCCAGCTATCGGTCACGCGCAACTTTGTCTTCGCTGCAAGTGCGTCATACGATTCAGCATAAAAGGATTGTTCAGGCGTCTGCACCTTGGGCGGCTTAGGCTTTTCTGTTGCCGTTTCAACCTTCGGCGCAGGCTTAGGAGTCGGCGACGTTATTCCGAACACCATATCTGTCAACAACATGATCAAGAATACTCCGCCGCTAACGAGAAAAATTTTCTTCCACATTAGCGCATTTGTGTCACGCCCAAATTTGTAAAAGCCGACCGCCGCAATTACAAGAGCGATGCCGCCAACGCAAGAATATATCTCGCCCATTTCTCGTGACAGCATTTAAAACACGCTCCTAAACACCGCGAACACTCCGAAGACGAAAACAGCCATTGCTATCGCTGACCAGATGAGAAACGCCGTCAAGCACAGGTTACGTCCGTCTGCCGTGATTAGCCCTGCCGAGTAAAAGATTTGCGCGGCAACCAATATCGCAAGCGCAATAGCGACTGCCACCAATGACGTGCTTAACATTTGAACATCCCCCTAAAAAAAATCCTCCGATTCGAGGAGGATTGTAAACAAAGACTTTTTGACTTTCAAGATCGTTACCAGATTTTTTTTACTACCCACTTGAACCAATGGAAGCTGACGACGTTGCAGTTCCCCTTTTTCTCGCCGCCAATACGTCCGTGCGCTCTTGCCGAATAAATTCTGCCGCCTCGTCGGGCGTAAGCTCGCTGTCGGGCTTTTCGTCTTCGAGTGGCGGCAAGCCCATTTGCGCCGCCATATTCGCCGCGAATTTTTTAATGTACGCCATGACGCCTGCGCGCTGTTCCGGCGTCAAATCAAGATAAGTGCGAATCAATACCGCGTCATCGTCCGTCAAACCGAACTCGGCAACAACGCCCGCAATTATCGCGTCACGGGTCTCGACAAACTTTTCACCGACGCCGTTGCGCAACCATTCGGGATTGACATTGAACGCCTTGCAGATCGCGTCAAAATTTCTGTCCGTTAAAACTGTTACCCCCGTTTCAATACTCGCTACAGCTTGAGGGCTAAGCCCGATTTTTTTTCCGAACTCTGTCTGACTTAATTTCAAAACGTTCTTGCGTAAATACTTTATTCTTTCTCTCATTCTTCTCACCTCCTTCAACCACATTTTATACATTAACTGTAAAAAAATCAATAAAATTTTACGGTGAATGGTTTGACTTTTTCCCGTCAATGGAATAAAATACTACATATTATTACAGTTACAGGATAAAGGAAGTGGTTATATTGATTAAGCAAGAAAACATTCCGCGCGAAAGCGAAGCTCAAGACGCTCACGGCTTGGCTGAATTCATCAAAAAGCAGCGCAATCGTGATTCGCTCTTGGACAATTTTGTTGGCGTCGCCCTGTCCAGTTACATGAATGGGATTAATGACGCCACGCGCAGTTACAAAGCCGCGACGCAACCTTCCGCCTAAGCGGCTCTCGTTGCTCCTTAATAACTGAACGGAGTGATTTTATGCGTAAAATCAAGCGTAAACCATTGAAGCCGACCGTGCTCAAGCCGCCGTCCGACGTGCCCGTTATTCTCGTGGCTGACGTCTTCGCCTACCACAGGCTCATGCAGGAACGTCGCGACCAATACGAATGGAATTTGGGCTTAACCCGGCTCCGCAACCGTCTCAATGGCTTGCCTGTCGAACCCGAACCGAACTATATCGAGGAGGCTTTCAAATGAGGACGATTAAATTTCGCGGGCGGGACAAACGGGGGAATGTTTTTTACGGCACCTACAATCAAGACATGGGCTGTATCGATGATTGGGAATATGCCGCCAGCTACGCTGTTGATGATGAAGACGTTGCGCAGCTCTGCGGCCTCGACAAAAACGGCAAGGAAGTCTACGAAGGCGACATCCTTCTTGACGAACTCGATAACGAACACGTTGCTGAAATTTACGACCGCCCTAACTTCCTCGCAAGCTTGGCACTTAAGGAGAATGCCGATGACGAAGAATAAAGCCGACGCCGTTGTTAAGTGGCTCGATGTTCAATGCGACGATTATCTTTTCGCAACGAAAGTAAACGTTTCGGGCTGCCTGTCTTCGATGCGCGTCAAGGGCGACTGGACTATCGTCTTGTCTTTCCTTATCACACTTATAGGTGACGTGCTTGCCCGCATGAAGAAATACCACTACGACGTGGCACACGAGCTGATTCTCCGCGCCTTGCTTGAGTACATGAAGGCGGAGGCTCCCGAAAAGCCTAAGGAAGAATCATTGTCCGACAAACAGCGCAAAAAGCGCGCTAAGCATAACGAGGAAATCCTTCAAGCACTGGAGGCGATTTTATGAAACATCACTTTCCTAAACCGTTGAAGGTTATCTGCCGTGGCTTCAGCAAGCAACGCACCTGCGACTTGGCTGACGAACTCGCGCCGCATTTCGACACCGTTGAGCATTGGGGCGACGACGAAATAACTGCTCACGACCCGATTAGCATGGACGACTACGGGCGCGCGTGGCGCATTATTGACCGCTATGGCGCAAAAGGGATTTAGCCATGATTAAACAATGCGCTGCTTGTGGCAAAGACTTCGACGCTGTTAGAAACGCTAAATATTGTCCGTCTTGCCGCCCATCCATCCATAAAATCAAAAATCGCGAGCTCAGCCGGCGTTGGCGTAAAACCCATAGGGTCTATCACAGCCTTAAATCTCGCATCTGGCGTGAACAGAATCCCGACAAGGTTAAACTGCGAAGGCAAAAGCTTACTGCCCGCCGACAACTTGAGCGCAAGAAGGCGCGGCTCCGCGCGATAATGCAAGCCAACGCCGCCAAACGTCAAGCCGCGCAACAACGCCACAAGGAACTTTATCAAGGCATGGCCCATTGGGATAAAGAATTGCCGACAACGTCTATCTGTTGAGGAGAATCCCCATGAAAGACTTGTTTCAAAGCCGCGAGCGGCAGGAGATAGTGGATACAATGAAAGACTTTCTGAAAGAAGAGCAATTAAATCTTTGCTCGCGCCCCCGCAACGAAGTAGCAAGAGCGATACGAAGTCTAAAAGATAAAGCTGACGTGCTCGGCACCAAAGCAAAAATGGAAGCCAAACGGTATAACAGGCTCACAAGGATCCGCAGACAAACTTTGTCTCTGTTAGACAATTATCAAAAAGAAAAAAAAACACGCGCCACTGAATTTTATTCCTACGGTTTTTAATCGAACGTTGGCATGGAAGGAGGAACGTCATGACGGGCAATCACAAGCCGCACGTCACGCACAACAGCGGCAATAATGAGTGGTATACGCCCGCTTACCTAATCGAGGCGGCGCGTAAGACCATGGGCACTATCGACCTTGACCCCGCCTCGTCCGACATCGCTAACGAGACCGTCAAGGCCGCAACTTACTTCACCATTGACGACGACGGACTTTCAAAAGAGTGGCACGGAAATATCTGGCTCAACCCGCCCTATTCCGGAAAACTCATCGGCAAGTTCGTTGATAAGCTTTTGTCCAGCGGCTTCGCTCAAGCGGTCGTCCTCGTCAACAACGCCACTGATACCAAATGGTTTGCTAAACTCGCCGACAAAGCAGACGCCGTTGTCTTCCCGAAAGGGCGCATCAAATACCTAAGTCCCGACGGAGTGACGCACAACTCGCCTATTCAAGGGCAGGCTATTCTGTACTTCGGCGACAACGTCAATTCTTTCCGCCGCCACTTCGGACAATTCGGGCGGTGCTGGTGCTAAAGGAGGTGATTCAATGACTTACTCCGACGCCGAAGGGAAACAAGCCGAATTGCAAATCAAAGAGGGCGTTTATATCAAACTCGCTCGCAACTTTGAGGCTAAAGCCGCTGAACTTAAGCAACAGGCTATTGCTTATCGCGAATACGCCAACAAACTCCACGAGCAACAACTCACTATCTGGCAAGAGGTTGAATGACTTTGGACTATCTTGACCGCCTTTTGCTCCGCCGTCGTTTCTTGCGTGCCACAAAGCAAGCTGAACACGAATATATCAAACTCGAAAAGCAAGGCTCCGCCGACGCCGACGATGCACGCGAACGCTGGGCTTTGCTTTTCCACGCCGCTCATGACGCCATAACTTTCAAACCCAGCGAGGAGGCTGATTAAATGGCTCGCCCTATCCTTGTTTACGGACATCCCGCCGCCGGCAAATCTTTCGCCTTCAAGACGCTCAATCCCGACAAAACCATTATTCTTGACGTCGACCAGAAAGGCGCACTTCCTTGGCGCGGATCAAAAAAATCCTACAACGCCGCCCGTAAAAATTTCTTTTCTATCCCGACGCTCGACAAAATTTACAGTTTCATGAAGAAAATCAACGAGGACGACGCCTATAAAAATATTACCGTCCTCGGCATTGACGGCTTTGGCAATGCGCTTGCCCGTGAACAATCCTTTTATGACGACTGGCACAACGCCAAGAATCCCTATGAGAAATACGCCGAACTTGCCAAAAAGACGCTCCGCATTATCAACCTTGCTCAAAATATGCGCGACAATCTGACCGTCATTTTTACCGCTCACGTCGAATGCGCCGATGCCTATTCCCCGACCGACGTTGACCATCTGCTCACGCCCGGCAAGCAACTAAAAGACAAATTCAAAGTCGAAGGCAATTTCCTTTATGTCTTCTACGCGAAAGTCGACAAGGACGGCAATCACTTCTTCGAGACTGCGCCCGTCAACTCAACCGCTCGCGCGCCCGAAGACTGCTTCCCGCCGACAATCCCTAACGACTTTCAGCTTATCCTTGACACTATCGACGCTTACGAAAACGGAGATGATTAAATGCCTATTAACCTTATCGAAAAGGGCTACAACGAGACCAGTGCCGCCAACCCCGGCGAATCCGTCAAACTGCCTGCCGGCGGCTACATCTGCAGAGTGGTGAACGTTGCATTCGTCTACTCAAAAAAAAATCTGCCCATGCTCGAATTATATCTGGACATCGCCGAGGGCGAATTCAAAAATTATTTTGCCGAATCCACCAAACGCAGGAAGCAATTCAACCCCGACTTGCGCTGGGAGACCAATGGCATTTACAGGCAAACAATTTTGACTGCAGACGATAAAGTTTCTTCGTTTTTTAAAGGCTTGTTGACTTTGCTCGTTAAAGACAACCCGAACGCCAACGTCAAACTCGACGCTTTTGACTATGCCTGTTTTTTCGGTGCAACGCTCGGCTTTGTCTTTGCCGAGGAAGAATATGACTTTAAGGGCTATTCGGGCGTTCGCGTCGTTCCAAAATTCCCAAAATCGATTGAGGACATTCGTAATGGCAACTTCAAAATTCCCGAACTGAAACGCTCGCCCGAATCCTCTAGCAACACAAGTGACAACGATTTTGGCGGCACCCCCATCAGCAAAGATGATACGCCTTTTTGATGTGGCATCATGGCAGTTACAAGGCTTTAGGTAACGGAATGGCTCAACCTATCGCCGATTTTATTCTCCGACGTATTAAGGAGGTTACTCAATGGAAGACTTAAAAGCGCGATGGGCAACGGTGTTCGATAGCGTTGTCGGCGACGAAACGGCAGGGAACACCCCTACGAAGATCTCCACCGCCGACATCAACACTATCTTACTTAAGATCCATCAGCACGAACTAAACATTGCCAACGCCAAGGCTAAGCGTGACGAAGAAATTGCCTATTTCCAAAAATTCATTGATAACGCCAAGCAGAATTACGACATCGATATTGCCGAGGACGTTTATCACATTGGCGAACTCAAAAAAGTCTTGCAAGCTTATTTCGACGCAAACCCGCCTGTCGGGCGCAAGAATCACAAATTCGCCGCCGGCTCCTTCGGTTATAACAAGGCTCAGACCAAGTTCTTCTTCAACGGCAACGAAGCCAACGCCAACAACCCCGAATTCGTGAATTATTGTTGTTGCGTCAACGGCTTGCCTCAATTCATCAAAGTCAAAGAATATCTTGACTGGGCAAATCTCAAGAAAAGCCTTGACGCCGATGACAACGGTAACGTCTATCTTAGCTCCACCGGCGAACTCATTCACGAGCTTCGCGCCCAAAAAGTTTTCTCCGTTAAAACTGTCTAAACTGCGGGCGGCGGCGTAAAAAAAAAAATAATCTTTTGGAGGTGTACGCCCTCCCCGTGCTGACTGACCACGTTAATCAGTCAACGTCGCCGCTTCGCATTTTTTAGGAGGCTCTACATGAAAGAACCTGTTCATGAATTCAAGTGGTTTATCCGTTACGCCGACAACTACAAGCCCCCGCGCTGGTCTTTTGACGGCCGTGAATGTTGGCTCGGCAGCGGTATCAAGGACAAAAACGGCCGCGAGATCTTCGAGGGCGACCGCGTCATTTTCGGCGAACACGAATTGACGGGCGTCATCATCTTCAAAGACGCTATGTTTCAAATCGCTTACGGCTCCGACGACGGCAAGGAATTGTTCAGCATCTTAGGCCGGTGCCGCGACTTCGTTGACGTTGAAGTTGTCGGGCATATCGCCGAGGAGGAAGAATCATGAATTACAGAGGCACCGACAAAGACGGTAAAAAATATTTCGTTGAAATTCGCGGCAAGCATGTAATTATCAGCAGTGACGATAGCGCCCTTGACCTTGCGACGGAAGATTTTTTCGGCTATGACAAAAACGGGCGCGCGGTTTTCGAGAACGACACAATCATTTTGCCGAAGCAAAAATTCCATTTCACATTCGGCGGCATCACATTCACAGCCAAAGGCGAAGAAGTTGTCGTCCCGGACTTCAAAATAAAAAAAGGACTGACACGCGGCATGGTTAGCCAGATTATTCAAAGTTCCGCATTGAAGGAGGCTGACCAATGAGGCCTATTAAATTTCGCGGGCGTTACCTTAGTGGCGAGGCAACTGTTTATGGTGATTTGATTCATACCAAGCACGGCGTTTTCATTGCCACAGCCCCTGGCGGGTGTATAGAAGTTGACCCCGACAGCGTTGCTCAACTCGTGGGCTACGACAAAAACGGCAAGGAAGTCTACGAAGGCGATACCGTTATCGCCCCAGATAGGTACGAATGGATTGCACTGTTTGACTGCAGCGCTTTGTCGGACGACGGCTTTATTCACCTCATTCCGCTCGAAGTCTTCACTCTCAAGGAGGATGACCAATGAAACACAACATCCGTATCAACGGGCAAGTCAAGGAAATTGACTGCGAACTCGGCAGCGGCGTCCTGGACAAGAACGGCATTGAAATTTTCGAGGGCGATATTGTACGTTATGCTCCACTTAATGAAACGTTCACTGTTGTTTTTGAAGCCGGTGCCTTGAATGTCGGCGATTATGGGCTTGATATTGGCAACATTGAAATCGTCGGGCATGTCACTGATTAAATTCGTCGCGCACGGAGAATTCCCATGAAAGAAATCGCTGTTATTGACGCTGACCTTATCGGCAGGAAACAACATTTTCCTAACCTCTGCTGTATAAAAATCAGCGGCTATCACAAACGCCTTGGCAACCGCGTCACTCTCAAGACCGATTATGACGGGCTCGACGCCTTTGAAAAAGTCTACGTTGCCAAAGTCTTCACCGACACGCCTACCCCTTCTGGCGGCTTGTTCGGCAACCCGCTCGACGCGCCTAACGTCATAAAGGGCGGCACGGGCTTTTTCTACGACAACGCTCCGCCACTCCCGCCGCAAATCGAACACGCTATGCCCGACTATCACCTTTATGACGAGTTTCAAAACCGTAAACGGTATGAGAAAAGTCTCAACTACAAGTACTATACCGATTATTCTATCGGCTATCTAACTCGCGGTTGCTTTCGCCACTGTCCTTTCTGCGTCAATCGACGTTCAAACAAAGTCGTTGCCCACTCGCCGCTGAAAGAATTCTTCGACCCGACGCGCAAGAAAATCTGTCTGCTTGACGATAACTTTTTCGGTTTCGACGGCTGGAAAGATTTACTCCTTGAACTACGCGATACCGGCAAGCCATTCGTCTTCAAGCAAGGGTTAGACATTCGGCTGCTCGACGAGGACAAGGCGGCTATCCTCTTTACTTGCAAGTATGACGGTGATTTTATCTTCGCCTTCGACGACCCGAACGATGCGCCGCTTATCGAAGAGAAAATTCAGCTCATCTCGCGCTTTCTGAAACTCGAAAACAACCTTGTCAAATTCTACGTTCTTTGCGCCTTCGACCGTTCAGGACGTTACGACGCCGACTTTTGGCAACGCGATATTCAATCCGTCTTCGACCGCGTTGCTTTGCTTAAGCGTTTCCACTGTCTTCCTTACGTCATGCGCCATAAGAATTACCGCAACTCTCCCAACCCGCGTCTTTATTCCGACATCGCTCGTTGGTGCAATCAACCAAATTTCTTCCTCAAACTCTCTTTTACTGAATTTGAACAGCGTGACTTCGATTATCAACGCTCAAAGAGGAAACATGATTAAAATCACCGCGCCTTTGGAGCCTGTCCCCGCCCCGCGAACCGCGAGCAACGGCACTCGCAGGTTTAATCCGCCCCGTTATTCCGCCTTCAAGGCGGCTTTAGGGCTGATAGCACGACAAGCCATGCACGGGCAGGCTCCTTTTCAAGGCGAAGTCAAATTGCACGCCGATTTTTTCAGACCGAAGCCACGTCCGCGCAAAGGACAAAAGCCGCAAGTCTCTTTCATCGGCGACATCGACAACTACCTTAAAGCCGTCATGGACGCTCTTATCGGCATTTGTTACGTGGACGACCGACAGGTTACCGCCTTGTCCGGCAGAAAAATTTTCGGCGACCCATTGATTCAAATCGAATTGGAGGAGCAATCTTGAAATAAGAAACAAAAATCGCGGCTCTTATTTCAACTTATGCCCTTAAAATGAAATAAGCCAACTCGTTATTTCAACTTAGCCGACTGGAGTGACTGCGATGAAAGCGACCGTTACCTTGCAATATCACGCGGCGACAGGTGCCTGCGCCTACTTCCCTGCCACCGACAACCTTAAAATGGGGCTCGCGCTCGCAGGCGATACCGAACTACTTAGGCTTTTGGGCAAGGTTGCCAAGCGTATTAACGAACTCGCTCAATCGCAAGTCGTCTTCGACTTCGACGCCCGCCCGCCCGTCCCCGTTCGCGAAAAAGTTTTCTCGGAGGATTGATTAACTATGCTGTGCTACAACAACCTGCCTATGCCGGGCGAAGAGACTGCCGCCGATTATCAGCGCGCCCTTGCCACCATTAACGAACTGGACGAACAGCTGACGAACATTCAGCGGATCCTCACGCCCAACGGCAAGCCGAAAAAAGCCGTTCTTGATTCTCTGCCTGTGCCCGTCAGACGCGACAATCGCAAGTTCCCTGTTGCGGGCTATTCTTTTGACGAGTGGTTTTTGAAAATCGCCGAGGAAGTCTTTGAAGCGCACGCCGTGGCTAAGGAAACGCGTACCTACTCGCAAAAGAACGACGGCACTATCATCGTCAAGCGTGAAAATCTTGACCGCCTCGCCGAGGAACTGACCGACATCATAACCGTCTGCACTTCATTCCTTAACGCCATTGGCTTCGACCAAGACGCCCGTGCTTACCTTCAGCGTAAAGTCAACCAGAAAAATCTTATGCGCGGCTATATGGAGCCCGGCGAAGGCTGAACTAAAAGGAGGCTGGCTAGCCAATGAAAATAATTGAACCGTCCGCCACGCTCGTCGACGACATCAACCCCGCCGACATCTACGCCAAAATCGAACGTTGCGGCAGAATCAGCCACTTGTCCGAATCTAAGGGCAAGCCCGAAGAATTTGTTCGCATGCTCATCAAGCGAGGGCATGAATCCGTATTGGAGCACGTCAGTTTGACTTTCCACATTATCTGCGACCGCGCGATTCAAAATGAACTCGTTCGCCACAGACACGCCAGCTTTACCGTCGAATCAACTCGCTACGTTAAATACGACGAGCTTGAAGTTATCAATCCATTTCCCAACGACGACTTTGCTAAAGCTCATTGGGCAAAAATGATGAGTGAAGTCGAAAAAAATTACCGTCTTTTCATTGACGTCGGAGTTAAGCCCGAAATCGCCCGCGCTGTCCTGCCGCTGTGCTTGAAGTCGGAACTTTACATGACCGCTAACTTGCGCGAGTGGCGGCACATACTCAAGCTTCGGACGAGCAAAGCCGCCCACCCGCAGATGCGTGTCGTTGCAGGGCAAATCCTTCAAATCTTCCGTGACAAGCTGCCCGTTATCGTTGAGGACATTCAACCATGATTATCGCCAATATAATTCTGTGCTTTGTTGCGGCGATTTTCATGCTAGCGCACTCGTGGGGCTTGCTTTGCCAAACTCCGCCCGACATTGGCCATGGCTTTGCCTTTGCTGTTCTCGGCGACATGGACATCGGCATTATCGCCGCCCGCCTGCTTGTATACTTTTTCTGGGAGGATAAACGATGACAAAAAAAAATAATCGACGGTGTAACCGTCACCGCCGACTTCGACTGTCCCGTTGAGGAACTCGAAAACTATGCTGAATTCGTTGATAGAAACGTCGACGAGCCCGTTGACATCACTTGGACGCGTCACAACCAAAAATTTGAACGCATGCAGCGCAAGACAAAATATAGGGGTGTATCAAATGAACGTTGTCAAACGCAACGGTGATTTAGTTTTGTATGATCGCAATAGAATTTTAAATGCCATTACCGCAGCTCGTAACAATGCAATCACAGACGCCGAAATTCAACAACTCACGTATGCCGTTGAAAAAGCTATCGGTGCCCGCGAGGCAATAACTGTTGAGGAAATTCAAGACATTGTTGAATTCGTGCTTATGGAGTTTGGTTTTTACGATATGGCAAAAAATTACGTACTCTACCGGCAGAAACACAAAATTCGTCGTGAAGTAGTTTCTCTTTTGATGGATACGTTTAAGAAAATATTTTTCACTGATTCGGAGAAAGCCGACTTCAAACGCGACAACGCAAACATCAACACCGATGCATCAATGGGCATCATGCTCAAACTCGGCGCGGAAAGCTCAAAATACTTTGTCGATAACTACGTCCTGCCCGAAGAGTTTGTCCAAGCCGACAAGGAAAACTGGATTCATATTCACGATAAAGACTTTTCACTGATAACGTTAAACTGTTGTCAAATCGATTTACTGAAACTTTTTCACGGAGGCTTCTCGACCGGCCACGGTTTCCTTCGCGAGCCTAATTCCATTCGCTCTTATGCGTCGCTTGCTTGTATCGCCATTCAGTCCAATCAGAATGACATGTTCGGCGGACAATCAATCAACGCTTTTGATTATGCGATGGCTGAAGGTGTAAAAAAATCTTTCAAGCGGACGATACGTGACGAGGTAAAACGCGCTTGCGACTTCTGCGAAGTGGAGACGACGGGCGAAATTGATTTTAATGTTTGCACTTATTCGGAGCGCGATAACCCCGCCGCCATCGACAGCTTAACTCAAATCATCGGCTCGGCTAAGCTGGCGGAGAAAATTTATCGGCAAGCGTGCGCGGACGTCGAAGAAGAAGCCCATCAAGCCATGGAGGCTCTGATTCACAACTTCAACACGTTGCACAGCAGGGCGGGCGCGCAAGTCCCCTTCAGCTCGATAAACTACGGCATGGACACCAGCCCCGAAGGTCGCCTCGTGATTCGCGAAGTGCTTAACGCTATCGACGCGGGGCTCGGCAACGGCGAAACGCCCATCTTCCCGATAAGCGTCTTCCAGCTCAAGGCGGGCGTCAATTACAACGTCAAAGACCCGAATTACGATTTGTTCCGCCAAGCCTGCAAAGTCAGCGCGAAACGTCTGTTCCCTAATTTTGTTTCGCTCGATGCGCCGTACAATCTTCAATACTACAAGCCCGGCGATTATAACAGCTACGTCGCCACGATGGGGTGCCGCACGCGGGTCATGTCGAACGTCAACGGACGCGAAGAATCGGGCAGCAGAGGAAATTTCGCCTTCGCGACGATTAATCTGCCTAAGCTTGCACTGGAGGCTAAGGGCGACCTTGAAAAGTTTTTCACGCTCTTTGATAAGTACATCACACTTTGCCACGATTATCTTCTGTGCCGCCTCAAGACCATTGAGGAAAAACACGTTTACAATTTCCCGTTCCTTATGGGGCAAGGCGTTTGGATGGATTCGGAAAAACTTAAGCCGACCGACAAGATTAAAGACGTCCTCAAGCACGCCAGTTATTCAATCGGCTTTTGCGGGCTTGCGGAATGTCTTGTTGCCTTGACGGGCAAGCATCACGGTCAAAGCGACGCCGCGCAGGAATTGGGCTTGAAAATCGTCAGCCACCTTCGCGAACGCACCGACGACTACACCAAGTGCGAACGACGAAACTGGACGACTTTCGGGACGCCCGCCGAATCAACCGCAGGGCAATTCCAGCGCGCCAATCGGAAGGCTTACGGCGTCATCAAGGGCGTGACCGACCGACCTTACATGACGAATTCAAGCCACGTGCCTGTTTACTTCCCGATATGCGCCAGCGACAAAATTCGCATTGAGGCTCCGTATCACGCGCTGTGCAACGCGGGGCATATCGCCTACATAGAAATGAATGGCGACCCGACGAAAAATCTTTCCGCGTTCGAGGCACTGGTCAGAGCAATGCACGACGCCGATATGGGCTATTTCAGCATTAATCATCCCGTCGACCGCGATCCTGTTTGCGGCTACACCGGCATCATCGCCAACGAATGTCCGCATTGCCACAGGAAAGAGGATGACGGGGATATAAAATTTGAACGCATCCGCCGTATAACGGGATATTTGACCGGCGATTTGAACACTTGGAATAATGCCAGCAAGCCGAGGAACACGACCGCGTTAAGCACGATCCGAGGCTTTAATATGGAATATCTAATCAACGGCGTGATTCTCTTTACCGCCATCGCCGCGCAAGTTCCGATGCTTGTCGGGCTAGGTGCCATGTTCAACAAACTTTTCAAACGTCCGTATTAACTGCCACGCCGCCCTTAGTCGTCTGACATCGGCGGCGGCGGCTTCTTTCGAGGATGTGACATCATGATTAAGACCTGCGTCGTATGTGGCAAACAATTCAACGCAAACGGCAACGTTATAACCTGCTCGCCCGAATGCCGCGCCATCCGCAAAGCTAAACAAACTCGTCAATCACAACGCCGATCTGCCGAACGCCAAACGCAGATCGAAAGCGAATGGCTCACTATCCCCGACGCTCCTAAATACGAAATCAACACACGCCTTCAAGTGCGAAACAAAAAGACAGGGCGTTTCCTCAAACAATCGCATCGCCAAGGGATACGGTGTAACCCCAATACCGTTTGTTACCGCATGACAGGCAAAAATGGGCAAGATATATTTCGTTCGGCTGAAGTGTTGCGCCGGCAAGCAATCGCCGCTGTTACTCCTAACAAATTTCTGCCCGTCCCTTCGCTTCAAAACCTTTACGAGGTGAACAAGCAAGGCGTTTGCCGCAGTGTAAGACTTTTAAAGCCACGCAAGTACTGTAACGGCAAGTATGCATTTGTTATTAACGGAAAAGCTATAACACGATCAAAAGCTGATTTGGTATTTGAAGTGTTCGGAAAAATTTTAAAAGGGGCTCGCTTGAAGCTGCCTGTAATTCTTTCCAAGGGCAACAAGCGCTTACACTTCAACAACAAAAAAGAAGCTGCCGAATTCCTTGCTCCCATTATTTTCTTATCTGTCAAAACTGTACACTATCATTTAACCCAATACAAAAGCGAAATTGACGGCTGGCAGGTTACCTACGTCAATCGTGATTATGACGGTTATAAAAAAGAACTCAACCGCAACGCCCACCGCGACAAACGCGCCTTTGATGTCGCGAAAAGACAACAGCAGGAGAACCCTTGTGCGCAAAATTAAATACCGACGCTTTCACGTCGGCAGGTTCGCTAAAAATTTTATTTACAAGAGCCCGCCGACGTGTTATTATTACATTGAACATAAACGCCACGGGGCGAGCTACGAACTTTTTAGTTTAAGGCAAGTATAGCCCCCAACGGCGAAATCGTCAAGGAGGCTACACTATGAAAATTTCCTTAAGACCCTACCAGCAAGAATTCATTGACGCCGTCCGTAATGAATTCGCTCACGGGCACAAGCGCGTCGTCGGCGTTGCGCCTTGCGGAGCCGGCAAAACTATCATGACGGGCTGGATGATTCGCGAATCCGTCAAGCGCGGCAAGCGTTCTATCTTCTTCGTCCACCGCAAGGAACTGATTGAACAGACTGCCAAAACTTTCCTCGCGCTTGATATCCCCTTCGGGATCATCAACGCCGATGCGCCTATGACGCTCGGCCTGCCTGTTCAAATCGCGTCCGTTCAGACACTCGCCCGCCGCATTAACAAAATCCCCGTGCCTGACTTCCTTATCTGTGACGAATGCCATCACATTTTGGCCAATACTTACAAGAAAGTGCTTGACGCCTTCCCGAACGCTTACTTGCTCGGCGTCACTGCCACCCCGTTGAGAATGGGCGGCGTCACTCTCTCCGACGTCTTTCAATCTATGGTTCAATCCCTTTCAGTCAATCAACTTATCGCCCTCGGCAATCTAACCAAATTCGATTATGTTGCGTCCGACAATGCTATCGACCTGTCCAACGTCAAGACCGTTTGCGGCGACTTCGACAATGACCAATTAGAAAAAGTTATGTCTAACACTGTTATCATCGGCAATATCGTCGACCACTATATTCATTTCGCCGGCGATAAATCTGCCATTTGCTACTGCGTCAACGTCAACCACTCCATGACAGTTGCCAAGGCCTTCAACGCAGCCGGTATTTCCGCAGCTCACTGTGACGGCAACACACCTGCGGACGAACGTGCGCAAATTGTCAACGGCTTTCGTAACGGCGATATCAAAGTCCTTTGCAACGCTGAACTTTTCGGAGAAGGCTTTGACGTGCCCGGTTGTAACGCCGTCATCCTCGCGCGGCCTACTCAATCACTCACGCTTTTTATTCAGCAGGCTATGAGGCCGCTCCGCCCCGACCCTAACGATCCCGGCAAAGTTGCCGTCATTATCGACCACGTTCAAAATTACGCCCGTCACGGAATGCCCAACGATGACCGCGAGTGGTCGCTCGATATTAACAAAGAGAAGAAAAAGCAATGCCCCAACTGCGGCAAGTTGGTCGTTCCTGAAGAGAAATACGTTACGGAAGCCGGCAACAAAAAAGTTAGGCGTAAATTCTGCCCGGATTGTGGACACATGTTTGAAAAGGGCGAAGCACCAACGCATAGCGAAAGCTGCATCGTAGAATGCGACGCCACTCTCGGCTTAATCGATGTCATTTTTGACGGCAACCCCTACGCCACTGCGCTCGGCATTAAATATCGTCCTTCGACCATTGACGAGCTGCTTGTTGTCGCGGAACGAAACGGCTGGAATTGCAAATGGGCAGGATACAAAGCTACCGAAATTGCTCACCAAACAGGCGGGGATGCCGACACTCCTAAAAACTATCGTTATATCGCTCGCAAGTGCGGTTTTAAAGACGGTTGGGCGTTTTATCGTTGGCAGGAACTTCACGGAGAAAAAAACGACGCCAAAACATTGCAAAACGCCCGCTTCGCGTGCTAAAATGTTTTTGTCCTTACAACACGAAAAAGGGCGTTCTGCTTATGTAGTTTCTAGTAGAATAACCCTTTTCAGTGTTGGATGTCAAGACTGAGGAGGGATTTTTTATGGAAGACACTGGAATCATGACGCGCAAGCCGTTCGAGCAGCACGTCGCCAACTTGCCGCAAGAAATTCTCAAGGAGCCGCGCTTCGTTTTCTTGGGCAAAAACGTTTACACTGACGCCGCTTGGATAGAAAAAGCACCGGAGCCCAATTGGCAATCGCCCCGCAAGCAACGCCTTTACTCCGACATCAACGGGTTTGTCAGTTTCGTGGCAACTACGCCCGAATTCGGCGGCTTCATCTTCTACGATCTTAACAACGTTCTCGACGGCAGCGGGCGTTTCGTCAACGAGACCGCCGAGGAATGGTACAAGACGTTGCACGTCCCCGGAACTTACTGCGAAAAAAGCATAAGCGGGCGCGGTCTTCACATGTTCGCAAAAACCACCACTTACGACGACGCGCTTAAGGGCACTTTTGAAATCCCCTTGAATCCCGACGACCCCGCCTGCAAGCTCCGCGTCTTTTTCGGCACCAACATGACCTGCATCGTTACAGGCGATTGTTTCAACTGCGCCCCGAATGCTCCCGTACCTGTCAACGAAGTGGCCGACGCTGTTTATATGAAAGTACTCACGGCCGCCAACATTAAACTGCCTGCAGGTATGGCACTCGTTGAAGAAAGCCTCGATATTAAGCCCATGCACGCTAAGGCAGTTGCAGCGACAAAAAAAGCTTTCCGTGACAGTCTTTCTAAAGCGGAACTCGAAAGAATCAAAACGGCACTCCGCGACATCCCGCCCGACGAAATTGCCTCTCGGTTAAATCTCGACAAGGCGGCCAATGGCGGCTACATTTGCCCGAATCCAGACTGCGCTAACGGCAGTGGCAACGACGGCACAGGCGTCACACCAAAATACTGGAGCGGGCATTGGGAATGGCACTGCCACCGCTGTGACCAGTCTTGGGACAACGTCGCGCTTATTGCCGCTTATCTCGGCTTAAACCAGAACGGCAAAGATTTTTGGGAAGTCGTCAAGCAAGGCGCAAAAATGTTTGGCATAGGCTACACCACCGACAACGATTTTGTTGCGCCCGAATACGTCAAATCCTTCACATCGCCCAAGGAAGACAAACCCGCCAAAGACTATACAATTTTCTACAATAACGTCGCGCGGCCGGGGCTTGATAAGTTTCTGCGCAAGTTCCCCAATGGTCAATGGCGCGGGCTCACACGTAAAACGCTCGAATACTTTTTCTGCGGCTACACGCCCGAATTCGGCGCGGCTAAAGCTCCTGCCGTCATCGTGCCCTATTCCGTCAATCACTTCTTTGCCCGCTTTGTCGGCGACAAAAGCAAGCTGTCTAAGAAACAGCAGGACGCCCTTCGCGAAAAATATCATACCACGGGGCCTAAGCCGATTTTCAACGCCAAGCGCGGCCTCGATACCGACAAGCCGATTTTCGTCGTCGAATCTGCAACCGACGCCATGAGCATTCGGCAAGCAGGCGGCTACAACGTCATTGCCGTTTCTGGATCCACTTTATCTTCGTTTATGCGCGAACAGCTCAAACCCTATACCGGCAAGAAATTTATCGTCATGCTTGACGGCGACGCGGCAGGGCAAGCGCAAAAGCAAAAACTTGTTGACGAACTCCACAAACTCGGTCATGCCGCTACGTCCGCTGTACTTAGCGACGTTCACAAGGACGCCAACGACTTCCTTCAAGCCGACGCAGACGGCCTCGCTGCACGCCTTAAGGTTATCTACGACGATGCGCAGAAATATTTCGACAACCCTACGCCTGCCCCCGACGAGACTAAGAGGCTTAACTTAATGGAGCACGACTATAACAATATCAATGCGCAACTGCCCGACGACCCACCCGAATCCAGCCCCGCGTCCGACCCTGCCATTGACGAGTGGCAGGACATTAACGGCACTATCGCCCCCGCTGTCCTGCCTATGCTCCTTGCCGCGAAAAAATATCTGGACGCGCTCACGGTCGACAAAATCACTTCCGCTATTGCACAATCCTCCAAGACTAAAGAGGCGGTCGCCCTGTGCAAATTCTACGACTGCTATATCGACGTTGCTGACAAATTTCTCGCCAACCTTTCAACAGCTAAGCGCAACGCTAAAGCCAAAATTAAACAGCTTAGCATTTTGGGCGGGCAATTCGCGGAAAACCCGCCTGCCGACCTTGTCGCATTGGCTAATATCAGCTTGACCGACTTGGCCAACGGCATCAAGACACTCTTCAACACGCACAAACGGGCACATAAATCCTTCCAGGAATTTGAGGCTAAGCGCAAGGCACAAGAAGAACGCGCCGCTAAGCAGGAAGCTCAGCTGATGAAAATGGAAAACGCCCGCGAGAGGCTCGATAAACTCAAGACACTGTCCAAAACGCCCGAACGCGACAACGCCATTATCGAAACCGTCAAGGAACTCTGCAGCTGGAGGCTCGACAGCCACGACAACCCCATAAAAATCGAAGCCACTCAAGCCAACATCGACGTGATTTTTGAAAACGATCCTGCCCTTAACGGCGTCATTGCCTACGACGAATTCTATCAATGCGACGTCTTCAAAACCGCACCGCCGTGGAAACACCATAGCGAAGACGGCGACGAATTTGCCGAGAATGAATGGAACGATCATGACGATAAACAACTTCGCGTTTACCTGCGCCGCACCTACGCCGAATTCTCCGACAAGGATTTGATTGACGATACGCTGACTGACTTTTCACGAAAAAATTCTTTCCACGTCATTCGCGACTATTTCAACGGGCTGCCCAAGTGGGACGGCAAGCCCCGCGCTGAAACGCTTTTCATTGACTGGCTTAAGGTTGACGATACACCCTTCGCCCGCGCCGCCACAATAAATTGGCTTATCGCCGCTGTCGCCCGCCCCTTCCACCCCGGTTGCCGCTATCAGCAAGCACTTGTCCTGCCCGGCGCACAAGGCATCGGCAAATCCTTTATCCTTGAACGACTTGGAAAGAGTTGGCACGTCACCTTGAGTGATTCGATTGACGACAGCCACGCTCTCGACACTACTCAAAAATCTTGGATATTGGAACTCAAAGAAGGCGCAGCTTGGCGCAAGGCGGACGCCGACGCTCAAAAAAGGTTTATCGACACTGCGAAGGACACTCGCCGCGTCGCCTACGCTCACCGCGCTACGACCTTCAGACGCCAAAACGTTATCGCTATCACCATTAACGATAAGCAATTCTTGAGTGACATGACGGGCAACCGCCGCTATATGATTCTCGAATCTAAGCTGAAGGCGCGCGGCACCCCCGGCGGCGGGCACATTGAAGAAGTTCGCGGCGAACGCCTTACCGACGACAACGTTATCGACCAAATCTGGGCTGAAGTTTTTGCTCGTTACAATGAAATGTTCGCTTACCGCTTCGACGAGGCTAAGCTCGAACTGAAACACGACATGCAAATCCAGCTTGAAACCATTACTCAACAGTTCATGCGTGACGACGGCACTCGAGGAATTATCCAAGCCGCTCTCGATAAGAAAATCCTCCCGAAAGTTATCTGGGATCTGATGTCCATCGACGAACGCCGCGAATTCCACGTTTCCAGTTCCTTCACCATTGAAGAAGGCGTTTTGCGGGCACGCTTCAAGAGTAGCGGCAGAATCAGCAAGACTAAGCAAGCCGACTTCGACGCCGCAACCGAGCCCGGCACGTTTGTCCACCAATATGAAGACCACAATAAAAAAACGCACGCCACCACGCTTTACCTGACCTTCTACGGCACCGAATACCGGCAACACATTTGCGCCGCCGAAATTTGCGCCGAAGTCCTCGGCAAAGGCGACAGACGCGTGACGGCGACCGCTGTCCTCGAAATTCTTTCGCAGACCGAAGGCTGGACAATCGGCAAACGCATTGGGCACGATCCTGTTTACGGCAACCAGCGGAATGTTTTCTATCGTGACACTGACAATAATCCCGACGATAACGCCCCAATTAGCGACGAACAAACCAACACTGACGACAATCACTGCGCAACTATTGAAGTTAATCCCGCCGCTCAGCACGTCGACGAGTGGCAAGGCGAGCCTCTTGACCCCGACGACGTCCCATTTTGACTTGTGCACGCTAATTTTTGTGTCACAAGCTCCGTGCACAACTCAATTTTTTACAAACGGCGTCATTACGCCAACTATCGCGACTTGTGCACGATGTGCACGCTAATTCCTATGAGAACGGAACTTTGTAAAAAAAAAAAAAAAAAAAAGCCCAAACTTTTTTTTGAAATTTTTTATCTGCCTATAATTTTAAAGAAAAGGCCATGCACATTTGCACAACTCAAATAACAATCGCGCCATTACGCCATTTATCCCCTCGCGAGTTGTGCACGCACCATTTACCCTAGCGTGCACAACTCGATTAGCCCGTTTGCACAGCTCAGCGGAGAAAAGTTTTGTCTTGAATTGATTCGACGTTTTGAAAATAATTGCCGCGCTTGTGGTATAATTAAAGTCAACTATTCAACGGAGGAAAATGCTAATGCCCGTTATGACATGCGAAGAATTGAACTCGGTTTGGTCGGTCAAGCGGCGCCTCGAACGGGAGAAACGCAACCTTGTCGACTTACAGATTATGGCCGAACCTTCCGCCCCGCGCCTCGACGGAATGCCCCATGCTCACCCGCTCACCTACAAGGTTGAAGGTATTGCCACAATGATGGTAGACAGCCAACGACTGATTGACCAGCTCGGCGAAGCCCTTGCTCAACGCAAGTTTGCCTTGCTTAATAAACTTCAATCGCTGAACTTAAACGAACTTCAGCAACGCGTTTTGTCTTATCATTACGTCGCTTGTTTGAAGTTCAAGGAAATTGCAAAGCTGATGAGTTTCACGGACGACTATATTCATTTCCTCCATCGTCACGGCTTGAAGTCGCTCGGCTTGTCGGTTGACATCGTCAAGAAGTTCAGAAAGTCTTCGGAGAATTCTCTTTCTGCTTGATTCGTTGCTGATTCGCTTTTGATTTGCTTGATTCGCGATCGAAGTTCCTGTATTATTAAGCTGTTTAGAAAAAGAAATGCGATTGTCAAGCGAACTCAAGCCGGACGAACGAGCCGGCTTTTCGCGTTCAATGGACGCCTTGCAACACGCAAGGTACTGGGTTAAGGCCGCCCTGCCTGCGCGGCGGCGGCGATGCGCCGAAAAAGTCTAGGTATAGAATTTTTTTCTGCCTTAAGCTGATTTTTTAACGGTCGGCAGTGAGGTCGTTCAAATAAAGGTTAGTAGGTGCATACCGTGAAGGTCAACGGTGTTATAAGGGAAATGACGTGCACGCAGACGCAGTTGGCGAAGGCGATAGGCGTCAGTCAAGCCCGCGTCAATCAGCTGATAGATGAGGGCGTCGTTATTCGTGACGAATTCGCAACCAACGGGCAAGTCATGTTGTATGAGAGCTTGCAGAATTATTTTCTGTCGAAAAACGTTTCGGGCGACAGCGTCAACTTTTGGAAGGAAAAAGGACTTCATGAACGGGCAAAGCGCGAACTTGCCGAGCTGAAGGTAGACAAAGCGAAGGGCGAAGTTTACGACGCCGCAACCGTTGAAAGCGTCCTAACCGAACTGCTGACGAACTTCCGCAGCAAACTCCTCGGCCTGCCCGCGAAGTATTCAACGCAAATCGAAGGCAAAACTCGCGCCGAAATTTACGACATGCTTACAGCGGCGATTGAAGAGGAATTGACGGAACTAAGCGAAGGAGTGAAGGCCGTTGACTTCAACGAAGACGGCGAGACAACTGCGGAAAATCCTGCTGACGGCGATAAAACCGATTAGGCGCGTGAGCGTCGACGAGTGGGCGGACACCTACCGAATGTTGCCCGCTGATGCCGCCGAGCCGGGCAAGTGGAAAACGACGCGCGTCCCGTATATGCGCGAAGTCATGAAGTCTTTCACGGATAACCGAATACACAGAATCGCGGTAAAGGCGGCGGCGCAGGTCGCCAAGTCGGAAGTGATTCAAAACATTGTCGGCAGGTATGCGCACTTAGATCCGTGTACAATCATGCTGATCCAGCCAACACTCGAAATGGCGCAGGACTTTTCCAAGGCGCGCTTGTCCCGAATGATTCAAGATACAAAAGTCTTGACGCCGCTTTTCTACGGCAAAGGCACGACCGCGAAAACCCGCGACGCGAATCAAACAATCCTGTCGAAGTTTTTCACGGGCGGGCGCCTTGTTCTCGGCGGAGCGAATTCGCCTGCAGGCCTCGCGTCACGTCCGATTAGAATCCTGCTTTGTGATGAGGTTGACCGCTTCCCACAGTCGGCAGGCGACGAAGGCGACCCCGTTGACTTGGCGGCAAAGCGCACGACAACCTACTGGAATTACAAAATCGGCTTGTTTTCGACCCCGACGGTTGAGGGCGTGAGCCGAATCGATATAGAATACCAACTTGGCACGCAGGAAGAGTGGCAGCACCAATGCCCGAATTGCGGCGAGTTTCACGTTTTGGACTATCGGCAAATGCAAGCCGACTTCGTTCAGAAACGTGATTCTGCCGGCAACAAAACCGTCATCGTTAATTCTGTCGAGTGGCAATGCCCCGACTGCGGCTTTTCGTTCGACGAATTAACCATGAAAGCGGCTCCACAGAAATACGTTGCCCAAAACCCCGACGCTATCAAAAACGGAATACGCTCCTTTTGGCTCAATGGCTTTTCTTCCCCGTGGTTGACGTGGACAGAAATTATGCGCGAGTGGCTGGAGGCGAAGGGCAACCCGCAGCGCGAGGCGGTCGTCATGAACACGCGCTTCGGACAAAGTTATCAGTTGCGTGGCGAGTATGACGACGAAAACGTTTTCCTTGAACGACGCGAAGATTATGCCGCCGAGCTTCCGCAGGGCGTTTTGCTTTTGACGGCTGCGGTCGACGTGCAGGCTAATCGTCTTGAATACGAGGTTGCCGGTTGGGCTGACGGCTTCGAGCGTTGGGGAATTTTGCGCGGCATCGTTCGCGGCGAACCTAATCAGCCTTCGACGTGGCAGGCACTTGATAACGTCCTTGACCGCGTGTTTCATTTCGCGAACGGCACGCCCATGAAAATCGCGCGGGCGTTCGTTGATTCGGGCTACTCAACCGCCGCCGTGTACGAATACTGCAAAGCGAATGTCCGTCGCGGGCGTTTCGCTATCAAGGGCAAGGCGGGCATGGGCTTGCCGCTCCTGTACAAATACGGCAACCCGAAAAGCAATGCGGGCGTCCTGCTGACAATGCTCGGCGTCGACAACGGCAAGCAAGAAGTCATGAGTAACCTTGGCATTGCGGAGGCGGGCGCAGGGTTTATGCACTTCCCGCGCGACGACAGTTTTCTCGGCAAGCGCGGCTACGATCAGACTTACTTCAAAGGACTTATCAGCGAGCACAAGGTAATTCGCAAGGTCGGCGGCTTGCTGTATCAGGCATGGGAGCCCATTTCAAAAGACACAAGAAACGAGCCGCTTGACCTTGCTGTCTATAATCTTGCCTGTGCTCAATCCTGCGTCGGCAAGAATCCCGACAAGTTTTGGGACGGACGCCGCGCGCTTTTGAACGGCACGACGCTCACGAAGCCGCAACCGTCAAAAAAATCTGCACCTGCTCAACGGCAAATGCAGTTCAGGGAGGTTGACATTTGGCAATGACGAGACTTGAATTATTGAAAGACCGCCTGCGCCGGTATCTGATAGCGGAGGCGGCGATTTTGCGCGGCGAAGAATATCAGCTGGACGCTCGACGGCTCCGCAGACCCGACTTGGCGAAAGTCAGGCAGGCCATTTCCGACTTACAAGCCGAAATTGATTTGCTCGAACGGCGCGGCGGACGCGTCAAGCAAGTAGTTTTCCTCGAAGAGTAGGAGGCAACTCCGTGGACTATCAGATTTTCAACGAAGACTGCATCGAGGGCATGAAACGCCTGCCCGACAATTCCGTTGACTGTATCATTACCGATTTGCCATACAACTTGACTGCTTGCGCGTGGGACATGGCGGCGATAGATTTGCCGTCAATGTGGGCGCAGTTTAAGCGAATCCTCAAGCCGTATAACTCGGTGGTCATGTTCGCAAGTGGGAAGTTCACGCACAAGCTGATAGCGTCGAATCTTGACTGGTACAAGTACAAATGGATCTGGGTCAAGAACGTGCCGACAATGTTTGTCCAGGCGAAAAACGCGCCTATGCGGAAGTTTGAAGAAATTCTGATATTCTCCGATGGCGTCATCAATCACACGACTTGCACGACGCGGCGCATGAAATATAATCCTCAAGGGTTGGTCGCTTGCGAGGTTGAAAAACCGCCCGAAGGCAAAGACCAGCCGTCACAGTTGCGAGCGGGCGGGCGCGGCTCAAAGTGGGTCTGCAGTAACAAAGGGAAAAAAACGCCGACTGTCCTCGGCGGCGGCGAACTAAAAGGCAACAGTAAAAAAAAAGTCCACAGTCAGATAATCTGCTGGGGGGGGGCTTAAAAAGTGACGTTCAACATGGCAAATGGACAGGCGTTGTCGGCGGCGCACGCCCTTCGCACGTCGATTATTACATACAGGAACAAACGGGTTACCCAACGGACGTGCTTGAATTCAAGGTAGAGCCCGCGACAAAGAAACTTCACCCGACACAAAAGCCCGTTGACTTGCTGGAATATCTGATTCGGACATATACCAACGAAGGCGAGCTGGTACTTGATGCCACAATGGGGAGCGGGTCGACAGGCGTCGCGGCAATGAATACGGGGCGGCGGTTTATCGGGTTTGAATTGGAAAAGAAATTCTTCGACATAGCACGGGAGCGAATAGACAAGGCGATTGCGGAAAAGGCGCAGTCGCTTTTTTGAATGGAGTGATTAAAATGAAAGGCGTAGACGTATCTTGGCACAACGGTCTTATTGATTGGCAAGGACTGAAAGACGCAGGGATTGACTTTGCCATTTGTCGGACGGGCTACGGGAAGACGGGATTTGACGACAGCTTTCAACGGAACGTCACGGGCGCGCAGGCGGCGGGCTTGAAGTGCGGCGCGTATCATTACAGCTGCGCGTTGACGCCTGCCGACGCTATCATTGAGGCTGATTTTTGCAAGCGAATCATACACGAGGCGGGCGTTCTGCTAGAATTGCCCGTATGGTTTGACATGGAAGACGCCGACGGCTACAAGGAGCGGAACGGCTTCAACTTCACGGAGCGGAACGTTACAAATATCTGCCGCGCGTTTCTCGATACAATCAAGCCGCTGGACTGCGGAGTTTACGCAAGCTTTTCGTGGCTTCGTGAGTATATTGATTGGCGGTCGCTCGGCTGCGCGATATGGAATGCGCAATGGGCAAGACGTGACGCCTTCCGCAGCTACATGTGGCAATACACCGACAAGCTGATTATCGGCGGCAAGTGTTTCGACGGGAATATTCTTTACGAGGCGGGCGAGTGATGGTAAAGCGATTTGAACGGCTCACAGAAATGATATTCGACAATAATTTTGTCGTATGGTTGACGGTTTTGTTCGTGATCGTGGCAAACATTTTCGGGAACGTCGAGCCCGTCAAGTTTATAAAGTTTTGCGCAACGCTGGGCTTCATGTACGCGGCATTGGCCTACGTGGAGACAAGACGGTTGCGGCGGCTGATTACCGACAAGAAAGGCGAAAAGTCATGATAAAAAAAGTAGGACAAGCAATTTGCCGAGGATTACGGTCGTGGTATTTGGACGCCTTTTTATTTGTGTCGTTTAGCTTGTATATGGTTTGGTGTTATGCAGACGGCGGGAGCGAAAGCCTTTCGTTTGTAGGAACCATGGCCTTACAGACTTGTATAGTTTCGTGGTGGTGCTTAATAAAAATCCTTGCTATCGAAAGGTACATGCGGAAACAGAGGAAAAAGAATGAGTAAAAAACGGAAAGGCAAATCCCCGCCGATAAAAAATTCGGGCTATTCAACGGGCGGCGCGTCGCCAACGAAAAAGACGCTCAAGACTTACCTGCCGCAACATTACTCGGCGAAGGAAGATATTGACCGCAACCTAAAGACGCTCCGAGACCGCGCACACGACTTGGTTATCAATAGCCCTGTCGGCGCGGCGGCAGTCAACACGCAGGCGACGAACGTCATATCAAGCGGGCTGAAAGTCTTTCCGCGCATCAAGTACAACGTGCTTGGCGTGACGCCCGAATTCGCCCGCGAGTGGTCGCGCAAGACTAAGCAGGAGTTTGAACTTTGGGCAAATTCCGCGCTCGGTTGCGATTATCTTAGACGGAATAATTTTGCGGAACTTCAGCATATAGCCTTCGCGAGTTATCTGGTTGACGGTGACAGTTTTTGTTTGTTCCGGCGCAGAGAGCCGACGCCCGATAATCCCTACAGCTTGCGGCTTCAGCTGATAGATGCGCAACGAGTTTCAAACCCCGTCACTAGCGGCGGCGCGATGTCCTACAGCAACGTCGAAATGAAACGGCTAAACAGCAACAATCGTATCGTCAACGGTATTGAGGTCGACAAAGACGGCGCGGTCGTTGCGATTTGGGTTTCCAATAGGATTTGGGATGAACCGACGACAATCATGCCGGAGTTAACTTGGCGGCGCGTCCGCTGGTACGGTTGGCGAACGGGATGCCGAAACGTCTTGCACATTTGCCACGACACGCGCCCCGACCAATTCAGAGGCGTGCCGTTGCTTGCGCCCGTCATTGAAACACTTAAGCAGATTTCCCGCTATGGAGACGCTGAATTATCCTCGGCGATAGTTAAAAGCTTTTTCAGCGTGTTTTTCGTTCAACCGTCACAGGGCAACTACACTCTGAACGAAATGCTTGGCGAAGACGACGAGGACGAATGGGAAATTTCGCCGGACGGGAAGAAACGCCGCAAGGCTTGTGTAGATGTCGACGAATATCGCTTAGGGGTGGCAACGATAGGCGCATTGCCGCGCGGCGTGGATGTGAAGGCTATCGACGCAAATAACGCTCAATCAACCTTCGAACCCTTCATGGGCGCATTCCTAAAGCAGGTCGGCGCGGCCGTCAATATCCCCTACGAAGTGCTGATGAAAAACTTCACTGCGTCCTATTCGGCGTCACGAGCGGCGTTGTTGCAGGCGGCAGATGAATTCCGTCAGCGAAAGGCATGGTTTATTCAAGACTTCTGCGCGCCCGTGTATGAACAATTCCTAGCGGAGGCGGTCGCGCTCGGCAGGATAGAGGCGGCGGGTTTTTTCGACGATCCAATAAAACGCGCCGCTTGGTCAACGGCAGATTGGCGCAATGAAACGTCACACTTCCTAGACCCCGTCAAGGAAACGCAAGCGATGATTTTGCGGCTCAACGCGGGCTTGTCGACATACGCGCAGGAAATTTCCGAGGCGACGGGGCAAGACTTCAATGACGTAATGGAGACGCTGGCGCAGGAACGCGCGCTTGTAAATCAGTTGCCGCCGACATCCGAGCAAGCCTTGATGTTACAGACGGCGGCTCAAGCCGAAAACACCGACGAACGGAGCGAGGACGATGGGCAGGAAGTATGAAGTCACGGGCAAGGCAGTTATTTACACGAAAGATTTTCACGGGCAAAGAGTTTACTCGGCTTGAAGAGGCGGCGGCGATTGTGGAAAACAAATTCATAGTCGGCGACAGCTTAAAAATAATGAAACAATGGGCGGCTCCGCAACAGGAGCTTTTTTGATTGGATGTGAGACGTTGAAAACCTTTTGGAATAAAGCGACGGACAGCAATGATATTTACATCTACGGCGATATAACGAGCTACGCGTGGGATGACGCCGACACGACGGCAAAGAAATTTGTCGACGACTTGAACAGCTTCGGCGGCGGCAAGGTGACGGTGCATTTGAATTCGGGCGGCGGTGACGTGTTCACGGCTCTCGCGATAAACAATGCAATGCGCGGCTACAAAGGCGGCGTCGTGGTTTCGATTGACGGAGTGGCGGCAAGCGCGGCAAGTCTAATCGCAATGGCGGGCAAGCCAACGAAAATGGCGGCAAACGCGCTAATGATGATTCACGAGCCGGCGGTCGGACTATACGATTTTTACGACGCGGCGGCGTTGGCTAAGGTGCAAGCGTCGCTTGAGGCGGTGCACGGCGCGATAGTGGAAACATACGCAAGCCGAATCGAAGCCAAGGACGCGGAAAGACTTATGACGGCAGAAACGTGGCTGTCGGCGAAGGAAGCAAAGGAAATGGGGCTTGTCGACGAGATAACGGCGGCAGTTCCGTTGCAGGTCGACGACGCTCAACGAAAAATTTTCGTGAACTCGTTGGCGATAGACGTACACAATTTTGACGGGATAAAAATTCGTCAAGCATTGGGAGGTAATTTTGTGAGCAAGCAACAAGAATCGAAAAATAACGATATCGTGACAGAAAAAGTTGCCGAAACACAGGCAGAGGAACCCAAGCCCGAAACTAAAACGATGTCGGCACCGGAAATAAAGGCGTTGATTCTCAAGCAGGAACGTCAGCGCGTGAGGGACTTAAAGGCTTTGAAGTGCGAAAACGCGGCAGTCAACGCGATAATCGACGTAGCTATCGACGACGGCAGAGCGGTCAAGGACATTCAAGCCTACGTCGACGCGCTGAAAAATCTGCCCGCTTCAACGGCGCAAAACGCGGCGGACAAGATTGTTGACGTGATTCGCGACCAGATGACGAGCGGCGCGGAAGGCATTTCGGGCAGTCAAGACGCTCCGAATCCTATGGAGCTTCAGGCGAAAAAAATAGCCGAATTCGCAAACGGCATGATTTAAGGAGGTTAGGACATGGGCAATTATTTTTGGTCGATAAGCGGCATAACTCGCGACGAACTTGCGGGCGGCGCGGACGGAATTCCGCAGGAAATTTGGAACGTCAATGTCGGCGCGAACGCTACGATAAAGCGCGGCGATTTGCTTTGCGCCACGACGCCGACGGGCTCATTCAGCTTGGTTGGCTCAACGGCAGACGTCAACAAGATTTTTACGATAGCGCGCGATGATTTTATCGGCGGAGCGTCGGGCGGCGTCACTCAAGCCTATGCAAGCGGCAAATTCAACCGCGAGCGAATCAACCTTGGCGGCGACAGTTCCTTGACGCTTGAACCGTTTGAAAACGAACTTCGCAAGCAAAACATACACGTCACCAGCATTCAAGACAAATTCTAAGGAGAGTGGTTAAACGATGTCAGCACCGAATCTAAATCCGTGGATGATTACCGACACGTACACGCTGATTGAAACTGTCGAATCGATAAAGATGCCCGCATCCTACTTGGTTGATATATTTTTCCCTAATCAAATGCCCGTGAGCTATTCGACGTGGGTCAGCGTCGAGTACACTAAGCAGGGCAGATTGCTTGCGCCTTACGTCGTCAAAGGCGGCAAGGGCGTCAACATCAATCGCGCTAAAAGCCAAATCAGCAGCTACAAAGCTCCTATGGTCGCGCCGAGGCGCACAATCGGCTTGGGCGATATTGAACTTCGGCAATTCGGCGAGCAACCGATTTTCTCAACCGTGAGACCCGAAGAACGCGCCGCCCGTATGCAGGCAAATGATTTGGTTGAACTCCTGCGCTTGATTCAAAACCGCAAGAATAAAATGGCGGCGGACATTCTTCAGACGGGCAAGACGACAATCAAGGGCTACGCCGATGACGGCGTCACGGTCGAGGAAGACGAAATTATTTTCGATTGGAACGGCTTAATCAACCCGCAAGTCGCGTGGGATCAGGCGGGCGCGAAAATCTATGACGACTTGCGCGCGGCGTCCGAGCGAATTCAAGAGGACAGCGGCTATATTCCTACGCTTATGCTCTGCGGCCGCAACGTCGAAAAATACCTGCTCAACAACGACGAAATTTTTAAGTGGATTAGCGTCCCGAATCGCCAAAACTTGACTATGGTCAGCTTCGCGCCGCATTACACGACGCCGCAAGCCCGCTTCATCGGCTATATCAGCGCGCTTAACCTTGAAGTCGTCAGCTACAGCGAGACTTACACCGACGACGACGGACAGGTTAAGCCCTTCCTTGACCCCGACACCGTCATAATCGCGAATCCGAATCGCGGCCGCCAACTTTACGGCGCGATAACCTTCATGAATCAAGACGGTAACTGGCAGACGATAGCCGCCAACAACGTGCCGATTTACCTTGCAGATCCGAACGCCCAACAGTCAAGCCTTGCCATTTTCAGCCGCTTCCTGCTCGTGCCAGAAGTCATGGAGGATTGGCTTGTACTCAAAGTTAAGTGATGAGGTGCCGCCATGAAAGTTAAAGCGAAACGCGGGCTTATTTATCAAGGCATGGTTTACAAGGCGGGCGAAGTCTTCGAGGTCACGGACACGCTCGGCTACGCATTTACTTGGCTTACAAAAAACCGCTGGATTGAACTGCTTGACGCGCCCGCCACTGCCGACATAAAGCCCGAAGTCAAAGACGACTTGCTTATCCCAACGGTTGAACTGCCGCCGCTTGAGGATCCGCCTATTGTCAAAAAGGGCAAGAAAAATGCTTGAGGAACTCAACCGCCACTTTAAGGACGACGTTGCCGACGACTGCGATATTTTTGTCGACGTGACGGAATTTGGGCGGCTCACGTGGGTTGACGGCGTTTTGCTCTGGGCGCAAGTCATAACCAAAACCGCCGAGCAAAGCGGCAGGCAAAATGAAACTTATCCCGGCTTGCACGGCGACTTTACGACTATTTATTTCGAGACCGCTGTTTACTGCCGCAAGCGTGAGAGAATTCCCCGCAATGGGGAGTGGGTAATGATTAATGGTGAACGCTTTACGGTAATTTCTGCCCGCGACGAACAGGGGATTACAAAAATTGTGGCATCAGCTTATAGGCAGAATACACTGAGATCAATTCCGCCGTTTGCGCCCTTTGTTGGCGCATGATACGGAGCAGAATCTTTGGTTTTTGTATGCGACCGTAGTGAATTCCTTGCCGCAAATAGGGCAAATGCGCTTTTCGGGTTGGTATTTTCTTTTGGCGTCCATGGCGCAAGCGTGTGAGCAATAGGTTGCGTTGTTTGATCTGTAGGTTTCAAATTTCTTGCCGCATTGCGGACACGTTTTGGAAAAGGTTTCGTTTTGCTGGCGGTATCTGCTCCGGCATAGTGACGAACAAAACCGGTTTGAACCGCATTTATAGGCTTGGTATTCTTTGCCGCAAACTTCGCAGACAAAAGTTTGAAGTTTCTTTCGGGTACTGCCTTTGGGATTGTGATGCGCTTGGTGTTCGCCTCTGGTCATTAGTTGCAAGTTAGAAATATCGTTATTGGTCTTGTCGTGGTCGATGTGGTGAATCTCGTAACCTTTAGGCACTTCGCCATAATTGTAACGCCAAACTCTTTGGTGAATCGCCTGCGTATTTTTTAAGTGCCCGTCCTTGCACAGACAAAATTTTTCTCCGTTGAAAACTTGAGTATGGTCGTCGATAACTTCAACGACGGGCGGAGCGGTCAAGTCGCGTTCGAGCACGTCAATTCTGTGGCGTTCAAAGTCATTGTCGGCGTGTCCGCGCAACGTAGCGAGAGCCGCAACGACTTCAGCGGTAAACTTCATATCAATCACTCCTTGCAAAAAGTTCGCGGGATTGATAGAATACGAGAAATTGAATAGGAAAATCCCGCGTGGGTTTGTTCTGTTGACAGGAACATTTTACCACACGGGATTTTTCGTTGCAACGAAAGGCGGTGCCGACAATTTTTATTATCACGGAACACGGGATAACTGAGGCGACGAACGCGCTGGAAAGCTTCAACCTGTCACGGCTGCAGACGCGGCTAAGGACGGCAGTCAGGAACACGTTGCGAGCGGGCAAGCAGGAATTGACGACGCGCATTCAAGCACGGTACACGGCGAAAAACCCGATGTCACTAGGCAAGACGAAGACGACGGCAAGCGCGCTCAATGGCAGCTTAAAGGTCGGCGGCGGACGTAACCAACTGCGCAAATTTATCATTCGCCCGACGTCGAGGCCGCGAAGGATGCCGCCCGGCGGAGTTTTCGCGAACGTAGTTAGAGGACAGGGCGGCATGATTCGACGGGCATTTTTGCAACGGTCGGGAGGCGTGTTTGAACGCGTCGGCACATCCCGCTTCCCGATAAAGCAACTTAAGACAGTCAGCTTGCCGGGCATGGCGTCACGTGTCGGGGAGCACGTCGAAGCCAAAATGGCGGAGCGGCTGGGGATAGAAATTCCGATGGCATTAGGAGGCTTATGATGCGCGGCGTCTATTGCATATCGTCAACAGGCAACCCGTCACGGGGCGGCGGCTGGAATAATCAGCAACTGCTGAAGGACTGCGGGCTTATGCCGTGGTTGCTTGCAAAGCGGCTCGGCGGGCGGGCGGTCATGGTCGGCAACAAGTGTAGCGACGATTATCCGTATCAGCGACTGCTTGACGGGCTGGAGCTTGACTTTCTGCCCGAAGACAGCTTGCTTGCGCGGGTTAATTACGTCGAGCGGCACGCATCCGAAATTGACTTGCTGGTTTTGTACGGAGCATACCCGCATTACATTCCGATTGTCGAACGCTACAAGGACTTGCGCCCCAACGGCAAAGTCTATTTGGCGAGCGACATGAATTTAGGCTGGGCAAAGCGTATCCTCGTCGATCATCCTGCGTATCGAAAATTCTTAGACAGCTGCGACGTGATAGGCGCAAGCAATACTACCGTAGCGGAGTATATGCGGCGTCATTGGCGTTGCCAAGTCGAGCTGATAAGAAATGGCTGGTACGACTTCGGGAACGCGCCTGTCGACACGTCGAAGGAAAACATAATCTTGACGGTCGGACGAATAGGCACGCGGCAGAAGGCGACGAACGTATTGCTTGAGGCGTTCGCGGCGGCGGCAGATAAAATTCCGTCATGGCAGTTGCGATTGGTCGGTACGGTCGAGGAAAGTTTTAAGGCGTTTTTAGCCGGCTACTTCCTTGTACACCCTCGGCTGGCAGACCGAGTGACGGTGACGGGATTAATCGAAGACCGCAACGAACTGCTGAAAGAATACGCGCGGGCGAAAATCTTTTGCTTGACTTCGACATTTGAGGGCACGCCGAACGCGGCAACGGAGGCTTTACATGCGGGTTGCTATATTTTGACAAGCGCGATAGACGCGGCGACAGACATAACGGGCAAAGGGCGTTGCGGGCGCGTCTTTCCGATAGGAGACGCGGCGCGGCTAACAAAATTGCTGAAGTCTATATGCCGAGACGAACGGCTATTGCTCAAGGGCGGCGCGTTCGCGGCGAACTATGCCCGAAAAGAATTCGACGCCGTCAAGATAGCGGCGTCCCTGTATGAAAAACTTTACGGAGGTTGAATCATGGCTGAAGTTAGGAAGTTCGACGACGAAGTAACCGAGATTGAGGACATAGCGAAAAATCCTGCGTCGTATATGACGGCAGTGACGGCGGCAAGGTATTTTGCCCGCGCGCTTGACGCTCTGTTGGTCGAATACGAGCCTGACGCTAACAACGATAGCACCTACAGCTTGTATTACGATCTGATTCGGAAATATCTGCTTGAAAAGGCGGCCGAAATAGAGGGCTTTACTGATGACGACGACGCTATTGGTTGAGGCACTTGCGGCGGAAATTCGGGACGCGACGGTGTTGCTGAAGTTGCCGATTGAGTACCACAACCAGCGGCAACGTCGGGCAGAATCGACGTGGCGGCAAGTACACGTTTACGAGCAATATATACCCGCTGATTTGTTTCAAAACGACACCTATTATCCTTGCGTGATAGTTGAATGGCTGTCGACGCTGGACAGGATACGCGGGCGCGAAAACGGCTCAATAGCGACAGTCGGGCTAAGCTTCGGCGTGTTCGCGAAGGAGGCGGACGCATGGAAGGATTGTTTTCACCTAATGGAAGTCGTGAGGCAAAGGCTTTTGTCGAAACGGACAATAGCCGAGCGATACAGGTTAGAGGACGAGGTAACTTGGGAGACGGCGGCGAACCAGCCGGCTCCTTTTTTTTACGGCTACGCGGAATTGCAATACCAAATTTATCAATCGCAGGAGCCGGCACTCGATTAAGGAGGCGCAACATGACAAATGTAATTTACACGGGCAAGACGATGGGCGGCGTCATGCACAATCAAGTTTTTGTGAAACGCCCGACTGAAATAATCGCCGAGTTGGAAAAGACGAACCCCGGCATTGGCGCGAAGTTTATCAGCGTCGACGAATACGCGGGCGTTCAAGTTAAAGCAACGGCGGCGGAACTGAAGGGAGGTAAAAAGAATGAGTGACACTTACAAACACGGCATATACGTCGAGGAAGTTCCGACTTCGCTTGTCCCAATGATAAGCGTGGCGGCTCCGACGGTTGCGGTCGGCACTGCGCCCGTTGATACTGTCGAAGACCAGACGAAGGCGGCACCTGCCAACACGCCTGTCCTTTGCCACACGCTGAAAGAATTTACGGAGCATTTTGGTTGGAGTGACGACTTCGGCAAGTACACTCTTTGCGAGGTCGCCTACACGCATTTCCAATTATTCAACGTCGCGCCCGTGGTTTTCGTCAACGTTTACAATCCTACGACGCACAAGACGGGCGACAAAGGCGATCCTACGAAGGTGACGGCTACTGATATTGTCGGCGGCTACGACACGACAACGGGCAAGAATACCGGCCTTGAATGCGTCGAAGAGGTTTATCCGCGCTTTGGGCTTATCCCCGGCGTCATTATCGCGCCAAAATTTTCTTCAGCGTCGACGGTTGCGGCTATTCTCAAGGCGAAGGCGGCGGAGATTAACGGCGTCTTCAAATCGATTGCGATAGCCGATATCGACACGGCGGCGGCGGCGTCCTACTCGGCGGTTAATGCTGCCAAGAATACGGAAAATTTCATGGATCCGCATTTGATTGTGACATGGCCTAAGGTTGCGCTCGGTGGCGTTCAGATGTTCCTGTCGACGCAAGTGGCGGCACTTATGGGCAGGGTTGATTCGGATCACAGCGATATCCCATATAAGAGCCCGTCAAATGAAAATCTGCAATGCGATCAGACTATCCTCGCCAATGGCAATGACATATTCCTTGGCAAGGCGCAGGCTAACTACCTTAACGGCTTGGGCGTCGTGACCGCGTTAAACTTTGTCGGCGGTTGGAAATGCTGGGGCAATAGGACAAGCGCATATCCGTCAAGCACCGACCCGAAGGACGCGTTCATTCCTTGCCGCCGTATGATGAATTGGGTCGCCAATACGCTCGTCACAAGCTACTGGTCGAAGATTGACGAGCCGATTAACAAGCGTCTTGTTGAGAGCGTTGTTGATTCGGCGCAGATCTGGCTTAATGGCTTGGTGGCACGCGGGGCATTGGTCGGCGGCCGCGTCGAGTTTCGCGCGGACGAAAACCCGACGACGGACTTGGCGGACGGGATTATTCGCTTCCACGTCTACGTTTGCCCGCCGACGCCTGCGCGCGAAATTAATTTCGTTATGGAAATGGACGTTCAATATTTCGCGTCCTTGTTTGAGTGAGGTGAATCGCAATGGCAGTAAATGACGTAATGGAGCAAAATATCAACTACGAGGTTTTTGTCGAAGGCAACCGCTATCTTGGCACGGCGTCAGTAGATTTGCCCGAAATAAACTACATGACGAACGAAATTAAGGGCGCGGGCGTTGCCGGACAAATCGACGTTCCGACACTCGGGCACATTGAAAACCTTGAAATTACCCTTCATTGGCGGAGCATTTTTGAGCGCCCGACAAACTTAATGGGGCAAAACGCTATCATGATGAGCTTGCGTGGCGCAATGCAGAAATATGACGCGGCGACGGGCGTGCTTAAACCTTTGCCCGTAAGAATCGATTGCCGTTGCCTGTCGGCGGGTTTGACGCTTGGCAAGCTTGAGCCGGCTGAACAGACGGACACCGAATCAAAATTTAACCTTGACTATATCAAGATCACGATCGACGGCGCGAAAGAGTTTGAGCATGACAAATTCAACTACATTCACGAGGTCGGCGGCTATGATTATCTGTCGGCTACGCGCGCGGCTTTAGGCTTGTGAGGAGGCAATAAAAATGTTCGGAAGAATTGAATTGGCACAATTTGAAGCGTTGACGAAGGCACCGCAGGACGCGGCATCTGCAATGTGCGTTTTTGAAGGCGAGATAGTTGGCGCGGGATACAAACCGATTTTATACTTGGGTAAGCAAGTCGGGAAGGGAACCGATTATTTTTTTATCGCGGAACAAACCCTTGCCGACAAATCGGCTTCGCGTCACGTCGTGGCGGTCGTCGTGAACGGCTTCAACGGCGAATATGAGATCGTCAGCATTGAAGAAATTCTGTGAGGAGCGATAACAATGACGGTAGATTTCGCAAAACTGGACGCGGGCTTGAAGAATCTGCGCGGCCTTGACTTCGAGGCGGCGGAGGCGCAGGAACGAGCGGGCGGCAACAATTATCCCGACGTGACATTTAGCAAAAGTTTTCAAGCGCGGTTGGCGTCGTTGGCGTTGAAAATCCCCGTTGCCGACGTGAAAGAATTGCCGTTGCGGGATTTCACGCAGGTGACGCAGACGGTCTTCAATTTTTTATTTGCGCCTTCGGACGGCGCAGTGTCGTTAGAGAAGTCCGAAGTATAGCCCTTGACTTGCAACAAGGCGGCTGGGGCTCGGTTGAATTCTGGATGAATCAAACGATCGGCAGTCTTGCAAGTTGGGTTAAGCTGATAAACGAAAAATCAAAGCGCAGGAGGTGAGCACGTGGCAAGGAGTTTCAATGTAAGTTTCAACATAACGGGCGCGCTGGACGGCAGTCTAATGGCAGCGATAAGAAACGCGGCGAACGCAATGCGCGGCTTAGGAAACTCGGCTCGTGCCGCCTCGGCTGCGGCTAAAGCGTCAGAGGCGGGGCTTAAGGGCTTAGCAACTTCGCTGAACTCGATACAAAACGCCGCCGGTAAGTTCAAGGCGTTGAATGACGCATTAAATCAAACAGCGACAAACTTTAATCGCTCAACGGCGACATTAGGCGCGGCAAAGGCTAAAATGGAAGCGGACGCTCAAGCGGCGGACAAACTTCGCCAAAAGCTTGCGCAGCTGAACGCCGAACTTGGCAAAGCTAAGACGGACAAAGTGACGGCGCAAGACGGCTTGAAGACACTCCGCCAACAAATGCAGGATCTTAAACGTGCGTTTGACTTGGCAAAGTCGTTGGGCAATACGGCGCAAATGCAAGCGTTATCGTCACAGATGACGACACTCGGCGCGTCGATACAGGCGCAACAGGCGAAAGTCAAAGCGGCCGCGCAAGCCTACAAGGAACTTTCCGACAAAGTCAAACAGGCTAAGATAGACTTAAAGGCGGCGGAGCAGGCGGCATCGGCGTCCGGCAAAAGCTACGGACAAGCGCAACGAGAGGCGCAACGGTTATCGCAAAGTTTTCAACAACAATATAGCGCGTTGAGCCAGCTGAAGGCGTCACTTGCACAAGCGGGCTTTAACGTTTCTAACTTCGCGGCAAGCGAGGCGCGATTAGAATCAGAAATAAATCGCGTAAACACCGCGCTTGAGCGGCAGGCAAATCTGCAGAATGCTCAACGGGCGTCGTCACAAGCCTCGCAAGAAATGTTCAACGCCTACAACAATTTTCAAGGCGCACTGCAGACGGCAACGCAAATCGCCGCGCCCTTCCAGTCGGCGGCCGAAAACGCAATGAACTTTGAATATGCGATGTCGAAGGTAAAATCTTTGACGCAGATGCGCAATATCAGAGCGGGCAACTTCGCGGCGGTCGAAAGGGAAATGGCGGCGTTGACGGCTCAAGCGGAGGAACTCGGCGCGACAACCGAATTCACGTCGCAGGAAGTAGCCGAGGCAATGGGCTTTTACGGCATGGCAGGCTGGGATACGACACGAATCCAGAATGCTATGCAACATACGATAGACTTGGCGACGATAGCGGGCGACCACAACATTCAGCGCATGGCAGACGTGTTGTCGGACGATATGACGGCAATGGGCTTGAAGGCGGGCGAAATGATAACGCTCCAAAACGGCAAGGTCGTCGAATCGTCAAAGTATTTCGGTGACGCCTTCGCCTATGCGTTGACGAACGCGAACGTCAACCGTGAGAGCTTGCATGAGGCTTTGAAGTACAACGCGCCGATAGCTAAGCAATGGGGCTTGACTATGGGCGAAGAGTTTGCCATTAACATGATGTCAGCGAACGCCGGCATTAAAGGGTCAATGGCAGGTACGGGCTTGCGCGCAGGTTTGTTGAGAATATCGGCACCGCCCAAAAAAGCGGCTAAAGCCTTCGCTGAAATGGGCTTGTCGATGTCGGACGCACAAAAGGAACTTGCCGAAGGTCAAGCGGCAATGAAGGCTTACGGCGTGACAATCGGCGACTTCGCGACGACCCTGCGCTCATTGGGGCAAGTCTATAATTCCCTCGGCAAAGCTGAGCGGCTCGGCTTCGTTGACGCCGTGTTTGGTAAAAACGCGTCGTCATTCTGGGCGAACATTTTGGACAAAGGCAACATCGAAAGCGTTTTGCAAGCCGCGCAGGAAATAGACACGGGTTGGATCGAAGATTACGCGTCCGATACCGCAGCCGTCATGCGTGACAATACAAAAATTTCAATCGAACTGCTGAAGTCCTCAATCGACGCCCTTGAACGTTCGATAGGTCAAGCATTGACGCCGACAATTCGCGCAGTGGCAGAAAGTTTTGCGCCACTCGTGACGGCGGCGGGTCAATGGGTAGCGGCAAATCCGGCGATAGTTCAAGCGGCGGCTGGCATAGCGGCGGCGTTCGCAGGAATAATCGTTTCAGCGGCGGCGGTCAAGTTGGCGTTCGCGGGCTTTGGTTTCGTCGTTGCGCAGTTTAGATTGTTGGGGCAAGCGGCGTCAGCATTTCGGCTTGGGCTAATGGGCATTGCAACCGAAGGCGGCGGAGTTGCGGCGGCGATGGGCGCACTTGGAATGCGCGTAGCGGCACTTCGCGCGGCATTTGCAGGTTTGGCGACATACGCAACCCTCGGCGGCTGGGGCGCAATGTTCGGAGCGATAGCGGCGCGTGCGGCAGCGGCACGAGTGGCAATAGTCGGCTTTTTCGCAAGCCTGAGCTTGTCCTCAATGGCGGCGGGCGCAGTTTCCGCCATGAAGATGATAACAACAGCGATAGCGGGCGCGGCGCGTGCGGCGTTCGCATTTGCGTTTAGCCCTGTCGGAGTGACGTTAATGGCGTTGGCACTCGCGGGCTTGTATTGCTATCAGAATTGGGAAAAGGTCGCGCCTGTGCTGTCAAACATTGCAAGCATAGTGACGGGCTCGCTAAGTGGCGCGTTGGCAACAATAGCCCCTGCAATTCAAAATGTCATGACGGCTATCAGCAATTTGGCAAATGCGCTGGGCTCAAGCGGGCTATTCTCGACGCTCGGCATGATGATAACGGGCGTATTGGCTACGATCGCAACGGGCGTAGCGGGCGCATTGGCAACCGTCATCAATACGATCGCGACAATAATATCGACGGTCGCGAACGTGCTAAGCGGCATAGTCAACCTGGTCAGCAGTGTTATCAGCGGAAATTGGTCGGCGGCGTGGGATGCCATGAAGTCAATCGCAACGTCAGCACTGCAAGGGATAGCGGACGTTGCCAAAGGAATTCTCGACGGAATACTTTCAACGGTACAAGCTATCGGGAAGGCATGGGAATTCCTAAGCGGCGATACAACGGTTGCCCGTGAGAACGCTCTCAAGCAGGCACCGAGCAGCGCGCCTGCCAATACGGTAATGCCGACGGCTCAACCTGCACCAATGCCCGAGACACCACAGATAGACACGACGGCAACGCAAGCAGGTTTAGACGCGGTCGGGCAGTCGGCGCAGACGGCGGCGGCTCAAATGGACGGCGTCAACACGGCGACACAAAACATAAGTCAAGCAGGTGATGCGTTCGCGCAAGTCC